GATGACCGTGTTGTTGTAGCGCTTGCCGAGCATCTCGTCGAAGGTGCGCGCGACGTGCGGGTTCACCTGCACGGCCTCGTGCCCGGCCTTGCGCCAGATGTCCTTCATCCGCTTGATCAGGTCGGCGAACACCTCGCGCAGCGACGGCGGCGCGTGGCCGTCGCGCCAGTAGGAGTCCCAGGCGTCGGCGACCTTCTCGTGCTCGGTCCTCGTCCACTCGTCGTAGGGCTTGCCGACGAAGTCCTCCAGCGACTTGCGGTGCTCGGGCGTCAGGTCGGGGGTCAGCACATGGATCAACTCGTGCGACCACGTCGTCGCGTTCGACCCCATGAACATCGTCACCCGCCGCTTGCCGTCGGCGAGGAACTCGGTCGCGCCGCGCGCCTCCCCGTCGGGGTCGGTCTGGTAGAGCGCCTTGTCCTCGCGCGCCTTGCGCTTCGCCTCGTCGGTGAGGCGGATCGTGGTGCCGCGCATGTTGCCGTCGGGCTGCACGTAGCCGCCCGTGCCCGCCGGGTCGTTCGGGCCTGGCTGCGCCGAGAGCCGCCCCTGGTAGGCGTCGTCGAGCACCTCTCCCTCCAGCCCGTAGTGCTTCTTGAAGAGGCCGGGGATGTCCCTGTCGTAGAGACGCAGGAACGAGGTCGTGTCGTCGGTCAGCGAGACGGTAAGGAGATCATCGATCTCCTCGTTGGACATCGGGCTGCCGTCCGGGTTGGTGAACTCGCGGTAGTTCCACTGCTTCTCGTCGCCCGGCGCGCCGTAGTACTTGGTGCCGATCATCTGCGAGGGCGTCTCGTCGACGTTGACGATCCCGTTGCGCATCGCCTGCGTGTTGCCGTTGACGATCACGATCTCGTCGACGCCCTCGCTGTCGGCGTGGCGCATGATCTGGTGGACGGCCTGGATCATGTAGCGCTCCGAGTGCATCGGCGACATCGGCAGGCGCTTGTCCTTCCACTTCTCGTGCTCGTCGATCAGGTCTTCGACGTAGTCGACCTCGTCCTCGGAGCGCCAGACGCGCTGCTGGATCGCGGCCTGCCTGTCTGCGGGCGGCTCGGTGCCTTCCTTCTCGTGGTGTGCGCGCCACTCGTCCATCTCCGCGCGCGCGGCCTTTCGCTCCTCGACGGCTGCGGCCATCTTCTCGTCCAGGGCGGCCCGGTCCGCCTTGTCCTGTTCCGGGGAGCGCTCGTGCGTCCCATGCTGCTTGGCGCGCCGGAAGTCCGAGGCCCAGTCGGACTGGATCTCCTCGATCAGCAGCTTCTTGACGCCGTCCTCGTAGAAGATCTGGCCGCGAACGTGGTAGACGTTGTTCGGGATCCCCCAGTGCCGTCGGCCCGCCCCGGATCCCTCTGTCGCCCCGTAGCGCGGCTCCATCCCGGGCATGTCGACGACCATCTCGAAATACTCGCCAGGCGCTCCCTCGCGCGAGTTGAGCGCCGGGCCGAGCGGGCCGTCCTCCGGCCCCCAGCGGGTGTCGGAGAGGTAGCCGCCGTCCTCGTCGGTGTGGACCTCGATGTTCGGGTCGAAGCGCTGGAAGTAGCCCGTCCCCTCCACCCGGTCGAGGATCTGGCCGGGGTCGACCATCCCCTCGCCGATGTCCTCCAGCGTGTTCTCGACCAGCGAGTTGCGAAGCTCCTCGCCCTTGACGCCCGCGTTGCGCAGCGTCCCCAGTAGTTGCGTGCCGGTCATCTGCTGCCCGCGCAGCGACTCCAGCTGCCGCTGCAGCGGGAAGTGCCAGCCTCCCTGCCCCTCCGCCATCCGCTGGAAGAGCGCTGCCCCCTCCGGCTTGAAGTCGGCCGGGTCGCCGAGCCGCTGCACGTCGACCTTGTCGTAGAGCGCGGTCGGGTTGTCGAGGTCGTTGCCCCAGGCGGCGAGATCCCACTGCTGGATCGACTTGTCGGCGTCCTTGCGGCCGACGGTCGCGACCATGTGGTTGTAGACCTTCGTCCGGTTCGGCGACGACAACTCGGGGACGCCTCGCCCCATCAGCACGTCGAGCTTCCCGCCCTGCAGGAAGATCTGCTCGTCGAGGCCCTTGACGTCCGCCTCGGGGTCGGCCTCCAGCGCGTCGTCACGCTCCTTCTTGAGCGCGTCGACGGCGTCCTGCATCGGGCGCAGCTGGCCGTCCTCCTCCAGCACGTCGTGCAGGTACTTGACCTTCGTCTCCGCCGCCTCGCGGACGCCCATCCCCTTCGGCGCTTCCAGACCGGCGGTCATCGCGGCCGCGCGCGGGCGGTCGGTGCGCCCCGGCATGTCGGTGATCCGCCGGATCTTCGCCCCGAGACCAGGGCCGAGCAGCGACTCGATGATCTTGCCCTCCAGGTGGGCGCGCTTGGCCTTCTCCAGCCGCACCGCTGCCGCGCGCTCGCGCTGGCTCATCCGCTGCGCCTTCGACGAGGCCGACCAGCGGCTCTCCGGGCGGGTCACGTCGAGCCGCTCCGACTGCTTGTCGAGCGCGCGCGTGATGCCCCGGATCACCGGCTGGCGTGACGGCATCCGCCCGCGCACGCCCTCCTCGGGGCCGTAGCGACCCTTGATCAGGCGGGGCGCGAGACCCCCGCGCAGCCCCTGCGCGCGCACGAAGCCCGGGTGGAACGACTCGGCGATCGCCGCCTTGTTGGCCATCGCCAGCGGCATCTCCGGGTTGGCGGCGCGGATCGAGCGCGACAGCTTCGCGATCGAGCCGACACGCGCGGCCGGGAGCGCCAGCGAGGCCAGGTTTAGAACCTGGATCCCCGGGTTCTCGTACCACTCGTGCGGGTCGGCGAGCAGCTTCAGCTGCCCGGGGACGCCCTTCACCATCTCCTCGGCGAGGCGGCCGGTGGCCGAGCGCTGCTCCTCCTTCGGCAGCTTCTTGTAGGAGTACGGCCCCTTCGGCCGGGAGATCCCGCCCTTGCCGGGCATCACCTGCTCCATCGCCCAGACCGGGTAGCCGAGCGCGAACGCGGCCGCCCCCGGCAGCCCGCGCCCCTTGCTCACGTCCTCGGCGGTCGCGCCGTACGCCTGCGCGCCCGACTGGTAGAGCGAACTCGCCAGCTGCGGCACGTCGCCGACGAGGTTGGCCGCAATCTTGGACGGTGCCTTCGCGACCTTGACGATCGAGCCGAAGAGGCCGCCGTCGTCGGAGGGCACGTCCCAGAAGCGCTCCGCCGCCGCGCGCTTGCGCGGATCCTTGATCTTGGAGATCCGCCGTGCGCGCTCCGAGGCGGAGAGCTTCGCGAACTTGGAACTCTGCGCGTACTTCGTCGGGGGCACGGGCTACCCCTTGGTGGGGAGCGCCGCGAAGGGGTTCGACGAGGAGCCGCTCTGTGTGACCGGCAGCGCGGCGACCCACTTGTTGATCGCCTTCAGCAGGTCCTTGCGGGCCTGCCCCTGCGGCACCGAGCGGTACCACTGCTGGTAGAGCGCCTTGATGATCTTGCCGCGTGCGACCTGCCCGGCCGGGGCGTCACGGCGTGAGCGGCCGAGGCTCGCCATCACCTCGGCGACAGACTTGGGCTTCACCTCGCCCGGCTTCGGCGCGTTCGCGGCCTTGATCGCGGAGGTGTTCGCGTTCTGCTGCGCGACGGCGAGGCGGCCCTGTGAGGTCTGCGCGTTCGTGGCCGAGATCGCGTTGCGCGCGATCGAGAGCTTCACCTGCTGCGCCTTGTACCAGCGGTCGAGCGCCGCCTTGTCGGCCGACGTCAGCGCCTTCGACTTCGCCTCCTGGTAGCGGAGGTTGAGCGTCGCCTGCGCCTGCTGGATCTTCGCCATCTGCTGGCGGCGGTCGGCGCGCTCCTGCTCGATGTCGATCATCTGGCCGCTCACCTTCGCCTGGTTGGTGCGCAGCCCCTCCAGCACGTCGGCGAGCATGTCCGGCCGCTTCGCCTCGATCTCCTTGAGCGCCGACAGCTGGCTCTGGTCGAGCTTGGAGATCGTCTCCTCGTACTCCTGCCAGGGCCGCTCCACGCCCGCGATCCGCTGCAGCCCCACCTCGCGCAGCATCCCCTGGTTGGCGAGTGCGCCCATCGTCGCGAGGTTGGTCGCGGGCAGGTAGCCCGAGTACATGTTCTCGACGCCCTGCTGGGTGCCGACCGCGCCGACGTCGCCTGCGGGGGCCTGGCCGACGGCGGCAAGCGCCGAATTTTGAGCGCCGATATCTCGGCGCATCGCGTCGCCGACGGAGCCGGTCGCCTGCCCGGCGAGCGAGCCGAGCACCGCTGCGGCGGAGGTGAAGCCACCGAGCACCGACGGTGCCATCTTCTGGTTCTCGGCGGCCGCTGCCATGTACGCACCCTGCAGCATCTGCCGCCGCCTCTCGGCGTCCGCGCGCATCCGCGTCGTCTCCTCCCGGATCAGGTCCATGCTCGACCCGAGTTGCGTTCCGAGCATCGAGCGAGCCTGCGCTTGCAGCTGCGGCTCGGTCAGCAGCTGCGAGTTGAGCCGCTTGTAGAGCGAGGTGAGCGGATCGAGGACCGAGCGCACCGCCTGCTTCGGCTTCGCCGCCTTCTTCTTCGGCATCGGATCCTTGAAGGTCCGCGTGTACCCCCAGGCCCCAGGGCCTGGCTGTCCGAACTTCTTGGTCGGGGTGTAGACGGCCACCTAGATGCGTCGCCCGTTCTCGTCGTAGCGCGCGCCCTCCGGGCCGATGAAGCCCCAGTCGGTGCGAGTCGCGCCCGACATGTCGTACTCGGCGTCCGAGTTGCGCGCCGGGTTGTAGCCGACCCTGACCGGCAGGTCCGCCCACTCGCCCGGCCGTGCGCCGCGCTCCGGCGTGTCGTAGCCGCGCCCGGTGGCCGCGTCGAAGCCGCCACCGCCACCTCCGCCACCCCCGCCGTAGCCGGAGTAGCCCGATGCGGCCGCCTGCATCCGCGCCTCGGCGATCCTGTTCGCCCACTCGCGCTGGCGCTGCGCGTACTGGCCGACGAGGTCGCCGACGCCGCCGGAGAACTCGCGCACCCCGGCGTAGCGGGCCGACTCGGTCTCGTTCAAGACGTCCTGCGCCTCCTTTGTCAGCTGCCCCGAGGAGAGCATCCCCCGGGCGGCGAGCTTCGCGCGCGACTGCGCGGTGGCGCGGTCGGCCTTCTGCTGCAGCTGCGAGAAGAGCGAGTACTTGTTCTGCTTCGCCGCCTCGATCGTGGCGTCGTCGACGTAGGAGCGCGCCTCCGGGTCCAGCTGCGAGGTGTCGGAGAGACCGAGGTCGATCAGCGCCTGCTTGATCTTCGTCCCCATCCCAGAGCGGAAGGAGCCGATGTCCTCGTCGCGCTGCGACTCCATCAGCCCGACGTCGTAGCCCCAGCCGGGCATCCCGCCGCCGCCGCCACCCGAGTCGAACGAGTAGCTCGGCTGCTCCTGCTCTGCCGACCAGTCCTGGATCGACTGCGTCCCGTAGGGGTTGAAGCCCGAGGGGAAGTTCCAGCCGAGCGTCGACTGGCCCGACGGGTTGATCGCCTTCAGCTGCGCGGCCGTGGCGATCTTCGGCTTCGGCGCAGGCTTCGGGATCGGCTTCGGAGCGAGCGGGCGCACAGCGGGGGCCGCAGGCTTCGCGATCGGGACGGCCCGCGCGCGCGTGTCGGCCGTCGCCATCTTGCTCGTGTAGGACTTGATCGGCATCGGCTCCTCCTTCGACCGGGATTCTGACACCCGCTCAGGCTGTTCTCCCTGTTGTGACCACGTACTGCACCCCGGCGTAGGCCGGAGTGTTCGCCAGGCCGCCCCCGTCGACCACATGCTTGTGGTCCCCGTCGCCGGAGGTGGAGCCTCCGTGCGAGTGGCTGCCAGCGCCCCCGGTGCCGCCCCCGGTGATCCCGACCACGTTCGCGTTGCCGTCGGCGGCGTTCTGGATCGGGAGCGCGACCCCGTAGGCGCGATCGTAGGCGTGCGAGTGGTCGCCGACCCCGTCGATCGAGAGCGAGTGGCCGTGGTAGCCCGCGTTGTTCATCGTGTGGTAGTGGCTCGGGCCACGCGTCCCGTACGCGCCGTTGTCCGTCTTGCCGAGCAGCACCTTGGAGCCTGCGCCGTAGAGCGCGCGGTCGCGCAGGTCGGGCACGTTGAAGGTGGTCGTCCCGTCGCCAACGCCCCAGGTGGTGCCGATCGCGTCGAACAGGTCCTTGTAGAAGGCGCGCGTGACGGCCGCCCCGTTGCAGGGCAGGCAGGCGGAGGGGAGAGTCGAGCCTGCCCAGGCCATGATCACGCCGGGCGGGAAGTCGTCGAAGCGCACCCCTGTCCCCGAGTAGCCTGAGATCGAGGAGCGCGGCAGGATGATCCCCGAGGTCTCAAAGAAGTTCTTCAGCCAGGAGCGGAACTCGATCGGGAACTCCAGCGGCTCCGCCAGGATCCGCTTCAGCAGCGACTTCTCGTCCTCGGAGAGCGGACGCCCCGGGTCTTCGGGTCGGGTGCTGGTGTCCTCGGTGGTGCTCACACCGTGACCTTGCCACGGTCACCGACCGTGTGCCCGATCCCGATGTCGGTCAGGTTGAAGAGCGCCGAGGGCTTCACCGCCGCGATCTTGACCTGGACGCCGTAGACGCGGCCACCGAGCGGAAGCCGCTTGCGCGTGTACTCGCTGACCGAGGGCAACTTCCCCGCCGAGCGATAGGCCGCGAGGTCGTTGGAGACCGCCGGGTCCTTGCGCCAGGAGACCTCGATCGCATCGGTCACGTTGGGGTTGTCCCACGACTGGTGCCGGTAGGAGACGAACACCTGCTTGGCCTGGATCACCCCCTCCGGGCCGAGTCGCTCCCAGCCGGTCTCCATCGAGGGCAGCACCGCAAGGCCGTTGCCGTCGACCGCGTCGGGCGGGTTGCCGGTCGGGGGCAGCGCCTCCTCCAGCAGCGAGGAGCCGGAGAACATCGGCGAGACCTTGGCCAGGCGGAAGTTGGCGAGGCCCGCGTAGACCTCCTCAAACGATCCCTCCGAGGGGATCATCGCGACCGACGGGAAGTTCGTGAAGCGGAACCAGGCGCGCGCGTTGAGATCGCAGAGCAGCAGGAAGCTGACGTCGTTGGCGAGCGTGATCGAGGCGATCAGGTAGTCGAAGTAGACGTTGCAGGTGACCGAGTTCCCCGCCTTGCGGTTCGCGTACGCCTCGCGCCAGAAGTCCGAGATGCCACCCTGCTCGGTCATGTTCTTGACGATCGCGCCGTCGGTCAGGTGGACCCCGCGCTCGTCGGCGAAGAGGATGTTCTCGTTCCAGTAGCAGATCGTCCCCGGCACGGTGCAGCCGATCTGGTCGGTCAGCGTGTCGACGTACATGTCCGAGTCGAGGTTGGTGCCCGGGGGGATCGCGCCGGAGACCCGCGAGATCCGGCCCGCGTGGAAGCAGAGGAGCTTCCCGGGCGCGGCCGCGAGGCCGGTCACCTCGCGCGTCACGTAGATCTTCGCGAGCGCGTCCCAGGTCCCTGTCGGGCCGCCGTCGGTCTCCAGCGGCGAGAAGTAGATGTCGGAGTCCTTGCCGACCACGAGCCGGTCCTTGTAGGCGACCGCGACCTTGCCGGTCGGGGCACTCGCCGGGAGCGCGGTGATCGTCCCGTCGTAGGCGACGCGCTTGGGCGCGACCGTCCCGGAGGAGCCGAAGAAGTAGACGTAGTTGCGGAGCATCACCCCGTTCTGCAGCATCGAGGCGAAGCCCGAGGCCCCGAGGCTGGTGGCCGCCCCGTCGGCGATCGCGATGTTGTAGACATTCGGCCCGGCGACCACGAGTAGCTTCTCCCCCGCCTGGTAGCGCGCGTAGTAGCCGCCCCAGATCTGCCCCGCGAGCGCAGGGGAGAAGTACGCCCACGGGGCACGCCCTTCCATCCGCGCGCCCCGGCGCTGCGGGATGAAGTCCTTCATGTCCCAGACGTAGCCGTCGGGGAGCGCGTCCAGCGAGTAGTCGCGCATGAACCCCCGGACGACCGGCAGGATCGACTTTGGCTGCATCAGCCGCCCCGGTAGTAGCTGGAGTCGTTGAGCAGCCCGACCTGGCCGATCGGGTCGCGCCGCCTCGTGCCCTTGGGGGTGACCCGCTTGTTCAGGATCGCCTTGATCTTCCCGATCTCGCCACCGTCACCGTTCTGCCCCTCGTACTGGACGCGCCAGCGCTCGCCGCCACCGGACTGCTCGTGCTCGGTGTACTCGGCTCCCTTCCAGAGCGCGTAGGTGACGATCGTCGGGTGGAACTCGTCGGCGAGGCCGCCGTACTGGGTGGCAGAGGGGGTCTGCGCGTCGTCGGTCATCCGCTGCGGGCGGAAGACGCCGTACGCCTTGATCACCTTCTGCACGGTCGGGATCGGGCTGATCCAGAGCAGTGGCTCCTCGTAGGCGAAGCCCCGGTAGCCCTGCCGCTGGTTCTCGACGGCGTCCTCGCGCGAGAAGCGGTCGAGGAAGCCGCCCTCGTCCTCGATGTCGTAGAGCGCGATGATCGCGGTCGACATGTCGTGGACGGGCGTCGCGGCGGTCAGGGTCAGGTTGATCACGCGCGTGTTCGGGCGCGTGCGCGCGACGATGTCGGTGATCCCCTCGTAGATCAGGTCCTGCGCCTGGCCCTTCTCGGGCGCGGTCGTGTCCTCCTGCATCCCGAGGATCGTGAGCACCCTGTCTGTCAGCTGGCCGTAGGTCATCTGCTCCTCCTCAGGCGGCGAGTCCCATCGCTGGAGCATGGTCTGCGAGGGGGACGGCCCCGGCCAACGCCCCATGAACGCCGTTGCCGGATAGGTCCGGCTCAGGATAGGCGACTCCCCACAGCGGCCAGTAGCCGCGCAGCCCCTGTTGCCTGACCTGCTGCGGCTTGACGCCCTTGGCGAGGGCCAGGATCTCGGCGTCGGTCAACGCCACGTTCCAGAGCGCGACCTCGGCGAGCCGTCCGTCGTGGGGCTGGAAGCTCCCGTCGAAGCCGCCGATGACGAAGAGGGGCGCGACCGAGGGGATCGAGACGTTGGACGTGGCTTGTCCGTCGAGCACCCCGTTCAAGTAGACCTTGAGCGCGTTCGCCCCCGTCCCGCTCTTGACCCCGGCCAGGTGGCTCCAGACGCTGAGGGGAACGGTGGTCGCGCCGGTCGCTGCCTCCTGGCCCCCGTTGCCGATCCGCATGTACGGCTTGGAGGCGTTGGTGCCGAGGTTGTAGCCGTCGCCCGCCCCCGCGACGGACTTGGAGACCATCTGCCCGACCCCGGCGAAGAGCGCGTCGGGGCGGGTGAAGAAGGCGAGGGTGAGCGCGGTGCCGGTGATGTCGACCGCCCCGGTCGCGCCGCACTGGATGTAGTTCCCTGCCGCGCCGCCGGGGAAGTCGCGCGACATCAGCCGGTGACCTCAAAGGAGGCGTCGAGCAGCATCGTGTTGACCGCCAGCGTGTCGTTGGCGTGCGAGCCTTCATGGATGATCTCCAGGATCAGGATCGTGTAGGTCGCCAGCCCGCCGATCCCGAAGCTGATGTCCCGCTGGATGTAGCCAGCGGCGACGGTCACGTCCTGGGGCGTGTAGCTCGTCACCAGGGAGGCGGGGTTGATGCCGATCCCGTCCTTCGTCTGATTCGACTTGAGGCCGATTCGAGTCACGCCCGCGCCGTTGGCCCCGACGAGCGAGAGCTTCAAGTTGCCGGTGTTGGCGATCCCGTCCAGCCGCACGATCCCGTAGATGCGGCCGTCCACGTCCTTGACGAACTCCCAGTGGCCGAAGTCCCAGGCGGTCAGTCCGGCGACGGTGAAGAAGGAGTTGCCCTGGAGGGTGGTGGCGCGAGGGTTGGTCAGCTTGACGGGCAGCGTCTTCGCCACCACCGGGCCTGTCGGCCAGAGCGGCACCCAGGGGGTCGCGAGCGGCGGGGCTGCCTGTGGCCCGACGCTCATGCGACCCTCGTCGGACGAACGAGTAGGGTGCGAGCGCCGCAGTTGAGCGTCCCGGCCGTGGACTGGTAGTAGCGCATCCGAAGCTCCGTCGCGGCAGGGATGCCGGGATAAACCGCTGCTCCCGACAGGCCGGTGTACGAGTTGGAGAGCGGGCAGGAGCCGATCACCTGGAGCACGCCCGCAAGGTTGTCCATTCGCGTCACCTGCATCTGCGCGTTGACCTCGGTGGCACTGACCTTGGAGACAGTGGCCGCACCGACGATCTCGTAGTCACCCGCTCGCGGGACGGTGAAGCGAGGCCCCACTGTGGCGGGATCGGTGATGGCTGTCCCGGTGATCCCTTCAAAGCCAGCGACAGCGGAGGAGGCGGGAGCACCGCCGATGAACTCCCACTTGTACGGCCCCGTCGCGCCCGCGTTCCAACGGAAGCGCCACTGATAGGTCGGGGCGGTGAGGCTGTCCACCAGGATCGCCTCCTGCCCATCGACCGGCGCGACCGGCAGCGTCGTCCCGTAGGAGACGGGGAGGCTCGCGCCGGGGATGATCGGGATCCGGTCGGAGACGGCGCTGACGCGGATGAAGGCGGGGACGATGACGCCGCTCGCGCCACCCGCGCCGCAGTAGAGGTTGCCGGTGCCGCTGGTGACGAACGCCCGTACCGTGAAAACGTGCGCCCCGGCCGAAGGGGTCAGCCGTCGCGCCAGGCGGAACGGAGCGCCCATCGAGGCTGCGGCAGGTGTCGCCTCCTGTCCGAAGTTGCCGATCTCGGTCGCACCATCCCAGAGTGTGAGCACGATCTGCGCTGCCGCGCTTGCGGGCGTTGCGACGTTCGGGATGAAAGCCTCGACCAGGATCGTCGTCTGCCCGTCGAGCGCGACGGCGGGAGCGGTGAGGAACGTCTGCGCTGCGGCGGGTGTCGTGGCGGTGACCGCGAGGCTGCCCGTCGTCTCCGCATAGGCAAGCTCCGACTCCTTGGTCGGCCTCGCCGCGCCCCAGGGGGCCGGATCGGGGGCGACGACGGTCGGCCCTCCCACGCAGAGGTAGGCGATCCCGTCCTTGACCGCGATGTCGCCGTCCTGGTACGTGCCTGCCGCCCAGTCTCCCCGGTAGACGAGGCCCAGCCCGCCGTAGACCGGCACCCAGGGAGTCGAGGTCGGCGGGGTAGCCCGTTCCTCGACGCTCGTCATGCGAGCCTCACCGGGGTGATGCGAAGGGTGCGCTCCCCGAACCACGCGGTCGTGCCCGCGCTCGTCCGGTAGCGGAGCTTGATCACGTCGTTGGCGGCACGGCCGGGAAACTCCGCGAGGATGGGCATCATCCCGGTTTGCGTCGCGGGGGTGCCGTACCACGTCCCTGCGTTTGTCGGCGATGTGAAGTCTCCGACCCCGATCCCCGTGATCAGCGTGTTCGGGACGGTCGTGCCTGCGTTGCCACTGACGAGCGCGTCGGCCCGGTAGTCGCCCGCTCGCGGGAGCGTGATCTTCGGCCCATCGGTCGCGAGGTTCTGGTAGCTGCCGGACGTGGCGCACGTCTCGGCGGTGTTGACGTTATGCACAGCCGGGGCACCGCCCATGAACTCCCACTTGTAGGGCGAGGAGGATCCGGCGTTGTAGCGGAAGACCCACTGGTAGCTCGGGTTGGTGGTCGAGTCAACGAGGATGTGGCGCTGCCCGTTGACTGGCGAGGCGGGGAAGCTCGTCCCGTAGGTCAGCGAGTCCGAGGGCGCGGTGCCGGGGTTGAGTCCCCAGAGCGAGGCGTCCGGCGCGGTCGTGGTCGGCCCGCCGACGCAGACGAAGACGACTCCATCCTTGACCACGTAGTCGCCGTCCTGGTAGGCGGTCGCCGGGACGTAGTCGCCCTCAAAGACGAGATCCGCGCCGCCCCCGCCCGCAGGCAGGTTGATGGCCGGGACCTTCTGGTCAGCGCCGAGAGGCGCGTAGCCGTTGACCGCGCCCTTGTTCGCGAGCGCCTCCTTCGCGGCCAGAGCGCCCGTCAGGCCCGAGACGTCCGCCTGCGTGATCGCCGCCCAGACGGCGGCACCGCCCGCGCCCTTGACCCACTGGCCGTCGACCACGGTCGGGAGCGCGGGCTTCCCCTCGATCGTCCCGACGCGCGTGTCGAGCGAGGCAAGCTCCGAGTGGGCGGTGTCGATCCCGCCCTCCATGTGATCGAGGTTCGCGGCGTTGACGGGGGTCGCGTTGTCGACCCAGTCGAGCGGGACGTAGTCGGTCATCGCGCCTCAGTTTCGCAGTCGTTCCGGATCACGCTGGCACCTCCGTCGTCGGTCGCAGCAGCCACTCCAGGCTGTCGTCGACCGGCACGCTCGCGACCAGGACGCTCTCCTGGGGGGCGGTCGGCGTCAGGATCACGTCGACCGGCACCGACGGGGTCATCCCCGGCTTCCTGCCGAAGGTGCGCTTGCCGGTCAGGATCAGGAACGGCATCCCCGTCAAGAGCGTCTGGTCGATCGTCATCGTGAACGCGCGCGCGGTCAGGAGCAGCGCGGGCCGCTGCAGCAGCGGCGCGGGCGGGATCACGCCCGTCATCGCTCGGGACGTCAGCACCAGGAACGGCATCGCGTAGGGGAGCGTCGTGCGGCTGACGCCCGCCGTCGCCTTCCCCTGCAGCAGCAGCTGCGGCCGCCGGAACGTCAGCGAGGTGTACGGCGGCGAGAGGAGGTTCGGGATCCTCGGGACGAGCAGAAGCTCGGGAGGATCGAAGGGGTACTGAAGCTCCCCCGCCAGCATCTCCCCGGCGAGGAAGGTGCCCGCTACAGCACCGCGTGGCTCGGCCATCCCTAGACCGGCGGTCCGGCCTTGACGCCGAGCACCCCCGAGGCGAAGTCGACGACGAAGTACCCGTTGACCGGGATGTCCTGGCCGAAGTCGAGAAGCTCCCAGAGGAACTTGTCGGTGGTGGCCATCTCGTAGACGATCCCGTAGCGCGTCGTAAACGCCGCGCCCGGCCCCCAGGTGACGTCCGCGCCGAGCAGCGTCCACTCGTCGGAGGGGGCGTCGTAGGAGGTCGACTTGCCGACGATCTCCGTGCCCGCGACCGTGTAGCCGCCCCCGGCCGCAAGCTCCTCCGACTGCACGTCCGAGTAGCGCATCTGCACGTCGGTGTTCGGCACGAACGTGCTCTTCATCAGGATGATCCCCATCTGCTGGGGCACCCACAGCCGCGCGATCAGGTTGCCGCCCGCCTGTCCGAACCAGCGTGCGTTGGTGGCCATCAGCGCCTCCTCGCCTGGAGCATCTCGTGAAGCCTGGCTTCCCCGTCGGCTAGCTCGTCCGCCGTCAGGCTCGTGCGCAGCACCCGGCTGCCCCGGAACTCGCGCTCGTAGTACTCGCGCTGAATCGTCGCGACCGGGAAGCCGCAGAGGCGGCACTGCTCCGGCCAGGGCGAGACGAACACCTCAAAGCAGCGCCCGCACTGGTAGCCGAGCCGCACGCGCTTGTTCGCGTTCTCGTCGAGGGTCACCTCTTGCTCGACGAACTCGCGCCCGTCGGGCAGCCGCACGGTGCGGCCCTCGGGGTCGTCCTCGACCGAGAGGATCCCGATCTCGCTCACGCCGAGACGGTCTCCAGCCCGAGCGAGCGCTCCAGCGCCCCGATGATCTCCGGGCGGCGCTTGCCGAACAGCCGCTCGTAGTCGAGCGCCTGCTGCTTGTCGAAGCCCATCGCGTCGAGGGCGACGACGATGTCCTCGGGGTCGCCGGGCCACTCGTCGAAGGACGGCCACGGCTTCTCGATCGGCGTCGAGCGGACGATGATGAAGGAGGTGTCCTCCTTCTCGGCCTCGACCAGGAACGCCTCGATCTCCTCGCGAAGTTCGTCCGGCCAGCCCTGCGCGTCGGTGTCGAAGGTCGAGAGCCGGTAGGTCGCGAGCGCCGGGGTTGCCTCGTCGACGTGCTGGAAGAGGCCCTTGAACTGGAAATGCTCCTCGGCTGCGCGAAGCTCGTTCTCGTACAGGTCGCCCTGCACGAACTGGAGGTAGATCCCCTCCTGGGTGACCGTCTCGACCGAGTTGATGTCGACGTTCGCCTTGCGTGCCCGGTACTGGATCCCGTAGCGACCGTACTGCGCGATGCACCTCATACTGCTCCTTCCCTTGGCCTTCGACTCGGGGCGGGGACCCGAAGGCCGGTTGATCCCCGCCCCGAGCTTGTACTAGGCGATGCCGTACAGCCAGCCGTGCGTCTTCTCCTGCGCGAACGTGTAGGTCGACTCGGTGAAGTACTCCCCACCGTCGGCATCGCGCCCGTTGCCGAGCGACTTGATGTCGTAGTCGATCTTGCGCGTGTCGCGCCCGATCAGCGGCCGCCGCTCGATGTTCGACATGTCGAGCACGAACAGGTTGCCGTTGTAGCCGTTGACGCCCGACGGGAAGTCGGCCCACTCCTTCTTCACGACGACCGGGATCTGCGTCCCGAAGACGCCGGAGATGAAGCCGTCGACCTTGACGCCGTGGACGCGCTCGTTGCCCGGCTTCCAGAACGCTCCCTGGCCCGAGCGGTTGAAGCGCGAGATGTAGTACGCGCCGACCGTGCCGGTGAAGATGACCTTCTCGTCCGACCCCTTCGCCAGCACGGTGGCCAGGAAGGAGTCGAGGAAGTCGGCGGTCAACTCGCCGTTCACGTTCTGCTTGTTGGTCTGGACGAACTCGACCACGCCTCCGGCCGAGCCGACCACGACGTCGGCGGCCGAGGAGAAGTCGCGCGCCCCGAAGAACGCGATCGACTCCCAGGTGCGCTTGTGCTCGACGGCCTTGCGCGCCTGCTCCTTCTCCGGCTCGCCCCCGCCGTAGAGGGTGATCGCGGCTGCCGTGCCCGTGAACAGGTACGGCGTGCGCACGATCTCGGTGAAGTTGTAGCCCAGCACCCTCGGGCCGTAGCGGGGGTTCGGCAGGGTCGAACCCTGCTGCATCGCCGGGCCGACGACGAGGAGCTTGTCCCCGGCGTTGCCTGCCGCGTTGACCTGGCCACCCCAGGAGGTGACCACGGTGAGCGCGTCGGTGGCGATCGAGGAGACGCGGAAGCCCTCGCCCGTGCGCATGTTGCGTAGCACGTCGCCCGCGCGCACGAGGTTGCCCTCGCCCGCACCGACGTTGATCGTGACGGCACCGGAGGTGTACGCGGCGGCCGTCAGCACCCGGCCGATGTACTCCTCCTCCAGCCAGGTCACCTTCTCGCGCGTCGCGGCGCGAGAGGGGAGCCTCCGGGTATAGGTGTCGAACTGCGTGCTGTCCGGATCCAGCACGCGCATCTTCGGGTCCATGTCGATGACGCGCTCGTCAGCGAGGACCTCTTCGGTGGAGACCTCTGTCCCCACAGCAATGGCGGGCATGTTCCCTCCTACTGGGTCTTGTGAGTCCGCGTCCCGCCGTGGCGGTGCTATGGGGAGCCGGATGGCGTAGGAGGGGCTGCCCGTGAGCGTGGCCCGAAGCCGTGTCCGTGCGCAGAAGGTATCACCCTCACTCGGACGGAAGAACCCCCATCCTGCGCCATTCGTCGTCGAGCTTCGCGAACGGATCCGGCGTCGGCGGCTCGCGCGAAGGAGTGCCCCCGTCGCCCGAGATCACCTGCACCGCCTGGCGCGAGGCATCCACCTCGGAGCCGTCCATCCGCAGCGTCCGCGTGGTCAGGTTGCGCGAGCGCGCGATCTCCACGATCGCCTGCACCGCGAGCACGTCACCCTGCGCCGCGCCCTGCACGAGCGGGTGCGCGCCACCCATCTCGTCGGCGACCTGGATGATCGTGCCCCGCAGCGGGTGCGTGTCCAGGTCGAAGATCCCGGCGAGCGCGAACGCCTCCCTGATCCGGTCCGGGTCGGAGGTCGGGGCCTCCGGCTGCGGCTCCCCCTGCTCTGCCTCCATCGCCGCCTGGATCTGCTGGTGGACGCCCATCGTCACCGTCTGGCCGACGATCTGCTCCCAGCCGTCCATCAGCACCGCGTAGGTCTCCCACTCGCCCGCGCGCGCGAGGTCCCAGGCGAAGCGCGCCGGGTCGGGTGAGGTCAGCACCGAGGCGATCCAGTCGTCGGAGCGCAGCTGCGTCCCGTTGGGCTGCTCGCCCGAGCGTGACTCGGCCTCGGCGAGCCTGGCCTGCAGGGCCTGGATCTCGGTCGCCTTCTTGCCGAGGAAGCGCTCCTGCTCGTAGGCGAGCTTGGCGGCGTCTTCGAAGTTCGTCAGGTTGCGCCGCTCCGCCCAGGCCAGGTGGTCTGGCTGGTCAAAGCTCTCCGGCTCCAGGTCCGGGTCGGGAAGCTCGACGACGGCAGGCTCGGCTGTCGGGTCGGGGTCGTCGGGACGCGCCTTCTCGGGCGGGATCTCCGGCCCCGGCTCGGCGACGATCTCCGGCTCCTCCGGCTCCGGCTCCGGGTCGAGCACGCTGTCGATCGGCTTCTCAGTCGACTGCGGCTCCTCGGGGGGCTGACGCCCCTCCTCCATGAACATCTGCGCGAGTTCAGCCTCGGTCAGTGGCTGGTCACTCTCCGGCATCTTCGGCCTCCTCCTCCAGGAACCTCCGCAGCTGCGACGTCGCAGCCTCGGGCATCTTGTACGTCCAGCGTAGAGCGTCGATCCAACCCCTGATCTCGTCGAGGCGTCGCTGGTTGGCACCCTCGTGGGCGAGCGCGTGGCGCGCAGCCTCGGCCTCCAGCTTCGCGATCTTGCGCTTCGCCTCGGCGACCCACTCCTCCCAGGCGGGGTGCTGCTGCAGCGCAGAGATCCGGGCCGCCCGCTGGCGGATCACCTCGCGGGTCTTGGAGTCCATCAGCCGCCGAGGCCCTGCGCTGCGCGCGTGGCCATCCCGGCCAGCATCTCAGGCGACTGCGAGAGACCGTGCGCCCCGGCCAGGGCCGTGTTCGTCTGTCCCCCCTGTGGCCCCTTCGGCGTCATCCCCTCCTGCGCACCCGAAGCGGTGGGTGCCTCGGGGCCGAGGCCGCCCCCACCCGGCGGTGGCTGCCCGCCGCCCTCCTGCGGCGCGGCGAAGAACGCCTCCTTGTTCTGCACCCCGTAGGAGTCGAGCACCAGTTCCATGAACGCCTGCATGTTGAGCGGCATCACCTGCGACAGCTGTCCGGCCATCTGCATCAGCGACTGGGCCTCGGCACGGCGCTCCTGCCGCATCATCGACTCCTCCATCACGTCGATCGAGACCGTCCAGTCGCCCTGGAAGTCGGTCGGCGAGAGCAGCATCGACTGCGCCTCGCCGCCCTGGCCCTGGATCTGGTAGACGCGCTCCTGGCGCACGAACTGCGACATCATCGAGAGGAAGCGCTCCGCGATCTTCGCGTAGGCCCAGGTGAAGTTCGCCGAGCGCGCCTTGATCATCCGCTCGGCGATCGAGGTGACGATCGACATCCCGGTCGCGGTCGACTGGTTCAACTCGTTGACCGAGCCTGCGTAGGGGAGGCCGCCCATCACGTTCTGCAGGTCGCCCTTGATCATCGCCTCCGCCTCCAGCGTCACCGAGCCGAGGTTCGGGTCGACCGGCAGCGTCGTCACCTGCCCCGGGTCGGTCACGAACCACTGCGCGCCGGGGTAGAACTCAAACTGGTCGGGGTCGTCGACGTCGTCGCGGATCAGCGTGATCAGGTTGTTCTGCAGCCGGATCGAGTCGAGCCGGTTGTTCTGCAGCGACCAGAGGTACTCCTGCATCTGCGCCAGCGACTCGACCACCGAGATGCCGGGGATCTGGAAGGCGTCCGGCATCGAGGAGCAGACCACGAACGGCTTCTTGCCGTGCCAGAACGGGTTTGCCATGTCGGCCAACACCGTCTTGCGGCCGCCGATCACGATCACCCGCTCGTCGGTCCAGTACTCCAGCACCTCGATCAGGCCCTTGGTGCGCTCCTGGTCGCGCAGCATCTGCTCGCGCTCGGAGACGCCCACGCGCGAGAAGAGGTCCTGCGCCTCCTTCAACTCGTCGACGTTCTTGTAGAGACCAAGCTCCTCCTTCTCCTTGAGCGCGTCCCAGGTCTCCCAGGTGCGGTCGATGATCCAGGCCGCGTCGTCGACCGACTTCGCCGACTCGGGCCAGAGCCAGTCGCGCACGTCGCGCACCACGAAGCTCGGGCCGTCGCGGACGAGAAGCTCGCGCTCCTGCTCCTCCATCCCCGGCTGCGCGTCGACGACGCGCCCGTTGTCGTCGGTCGTCAGTGTCACCGTCGGCTCCAGGAACTTGCGCGTCCCGCGCTCGGAGCGCCAGAGCGTCTTCGCGACGGTGAAGCCGACGATCATGTCCTGCTGCATGAAGGGGCGCTGCTTCTGCGCGAAGTCGTCCTCCTCCATCTCGCGGTCGAGCGCGATCTCGACGTGGCGGCCGGTCTGCTTGCGCGCGACCGCCATCTCGATCGGCTGCTCGGGCAGCACCAGCGGGTTCACCGTCCAGCGCGGCTTCGGCACCAGCATCGTCGCGAGCATCGCCTCGACGGTCTGCAACAGGTAGGGGGTCGTCAGGTTGGAGCGCCACTCCTGCGTCTTCTCGTGGCGCTTCTCGGCGATCCCCCGGTAGGCGCGGTAGCGCCGCTCGACCTTGGTGCAGAAGTTGGCGTGGTGCTTCTCGGCGCGCTCCATCGCGTCCACGACCAGCGCCAGGTTGTCCGGCAGCAGCGTCGTCTGGATGCCGTACGGGTCGCGCTCCTCAGGCACCGCCGCCACCGAGCTTCGGCCCCGAAGCCTTCGCCATGGCCTCCTGCTTGGAGCGGTCGGCGAGCATCTTCTGCACCGGCCCCATCAGGCCGTGAAGCTCGCCCATCTCCTGGTCGTCGGTCGAGGAGACCTGAAGCTCCTGCAGCATCTGCACGCCGAGGCGGAAGTGCTCCAGTGCCGCCTCCAGGGAGGCAGGCTCGACCTCACCGGCCTCCTCCGGAGCGGCGGGCTGCTGACCGCCGCCGAGCGCCGCCATCAACTCGGGCGGCAGCTGTGCAACGTCGGAGCCGCCGGGACCGGCACCCATCGCGGCTGCCAGCGGGTTCTCTCCGCCAGGGGCGGGAGGTGCGGCCGGGGGCATGAATGTCTCGCTCATCGCAATCCTCCTACGCCCACTGCGACTCCGGGACGTACTCGCGCCCGGTCCGCCGATGGCGACGGGTGTCCTTTGGGTGGTGACCAAGCTGACGATAGAGGTCAAGGGTGACGGAGAGGCTCATCACCCGGTCATCGTTACAGCCTTCGGCCGCGCGCGGGGAGGGGAGCGTGTCGCGGCGCACGAAGGTCTTGCACTCCATGATCGTCGGCAGCGGGATGTGCGGCAGGCCCCGGTCGCGGATCCACTGCTCCAGCTGGTTGATCACCTGCGGCCTGGTCTTGGTGGTCATCGGGTAGCCGTAGGTGATGTGGCGCTTGTAGTCGGGCCTGTCCTCGATCCGGTGCATGTACAGCTTCGGGTAGGCGCGGCGGCCCTTGCGCCCGTCGCGGAGCGAGAGGATCACCGGCTCCCCGTAGCCGCCCCCCATCTCGACCGCGATGATCGCCGTCCCGTACCAGCGCCCGAGGAAGTGCAGCTGCTCGGCGAACAGGTCGGGGTCGATCTTGCCGTGGATCTGGGCGACGATCTCCGCGCTCGTCAGGTCGACCACGTCGGCGGAGGAGTAGTCGGTGCCCCGCCCGGTGGCGACGTCCGCGCCGATCGCGTAGGCGCGCCCGTCGACGGGCTTGGTGAAGACGTGGATCTTCCCGTTCTTGCGCCGCGCGACCTGGGCGCTACCCCCTGACTCGTCGACCACGAAGTCGAAGCGGTACTCGGGCTGGCGGACGTTGTCCGCGTACCAGACGAGCGAGTCCATGTCGAACCAGCAGCCCGCCGTGCCGAGGAAGGCGTCGGCCGCGTTGAGCGGGTACTGCTCGGCGCGGTCGTGCTCGGGCAGCGCCTTCGCGACGCGCGCGTACCAGTCCTTGTCGCGGCCCGGGTGCAGGTTCCAGGCGAGGAAGATCGTGTGGATCCCACGCTCCTCGTGGTTCATCCAGAGGTCGTAGAAGAGGCCGCCGATCCCGTTCGCGGTGGAGACGATGATGATCTGACCGCCGTCGGCGATGACCGGGATGAACGCCTTCCAGCCCTCCTCGGCGTACTGGTGGCGCGCGTGCTCGTCGAGCAGCACCAGCGTCGCGACTTGCCCGTGCCCCGCCTTCGGGGTGGCGGGCATCGCGACCAGCGAGGAGATCTTGCCGTCGGGGTGACGGAACTCGATCCTGGTCGAGGGGCGCTTGCCGTGCGCGGGCTTGATCACCTCGATCCCGGAGGTGATGTGCTCGGGTAGTGACTCCCACAGATCCCAGGCGCGGTTGATCAGCACCCCGGCCTCGGTCTCGTTGATCGAGACCGCGAGCGCGCGCGTCCCCGGAGTCGACCACACCTTCCAGAGCGCGTAGCCGATCGCGACCCAGGAGATCCCCAGCTGCCTGGCCTTCAGCGCCAGGGTGATCTGGTGCAGGCGGAAGTCGTCGAGCACGTTCCCCTGCCAGGACCAGCCCGACTCCTCACGGAAGTCGAAGGTGAACTCCTCGCCCGTGCGCGAGTCGACCGCCTTGGTCAGCGCCAGGAAGACCTTTGGGTCCTCCAGGGCGGCGGAGCGCTCTACCTCAAGGGCGACGTAGCGGGCGTAGAGGGCGTCGATGGTGGCCTGATCGGCATCGACGGAGACGCCTGTCGTCATGCCCGGCAGCCTAGCCCAGTAGACTTCTCCCCTTCACACAACACACGAGCCGAGGCGTCCCCACGAGATGCCGACCCGCACGGTGTGACACCTCTTGAGTACGGCCCCGGCTCGTCCGACACATCGGAGGTTCCCGATGGCGAAAGCCATGGTACTAGCGGCCGTGCTGGCCGTGTCGCTGTTCTGCATCACCGCCGCCCAGGCGGGCAACGTCGACCGAATGAGCTACTCCCAGCTGGAGAGAGCGGCGAACAAGGCGATCCAGAAGGGCCACGTCTACTCGCATCGCTGGGGGGATGCCAGCCCCTGGCTGAAGACGCTCTGCTACGAGATGGTCGAGCGCGCCTTCCGCCCCTACGGCACCCAGCAGTGGGCGATCCACATCGTCAACCGCGAGTCCGGCTGCAACCCAGCGGCGATCAACACGACCTACTCCGACCCGGAGCAGCGCGCGACGGGCCTCTCGCAGATGATCCCCGCGATCCACACCTGGGTGAACTACAAGCGCGTGCAGCGAGACATGGGCTACGCCGTCGCCGTCTTCGTGAAGCTCTCCAACGGCGGCCGCTCGACCGGCCCCTGGAGTTGAGTGACCAGGACCTCCTGCTGCAACTCGTGCTGCACGATTACGACAGGAGACGCTCGACGCTCTGGGGCCGCTTCCTGCTCTGGCTCCTGAGGACGACGACCTAGACCTTCGGGAGGGGGGCGGCACTCGCCCCCCTCCACTCCTCAGACGGTGATCGCCGCCTTGCCCTGGGCGTTCGACAGCGCGTTCGTCGTCACGACCTGATAGGTGCCCGCGCCCGCGTAGGTGTGCGAGACGTCGCCGTCGGCCGCCGTCGCGGTCGTGGTGCCCGTGTCGCCCCAGTCGACGGCCGTCCCCTTCGGCGCGAAGAAGGTGACGACCAGGCCCGCCTTCTTCCAGGCGATCGGGAGCACGCCCACCGCGTCGTCGAGGTTGCCTGTCGAGTCGTCGCGGCTCGCGAGCATCGGCGAGGCGTTCCGCGACAGCCGCTTCAGGAAAAAGTCGCGCCACGCCTGCGTCGGGATCCGATCGATCTGCGACTTGTACGGGCCGATCGGCGCGACCAGGCTCCATGAGTTGACTGCCATCGGTTCCTCCTACGAGGTCGAGATCACGATCGGCCCCGTGAGCGCGGCATAGCCGAGCTTCATCACGAGGTGGGGCAGGCAGCAGGCGTGCGCCGAGACGTCGACCGCGTTGACCGTCGCCACCGTGAACTTGCCGCACGGGTTGGAGTCGGTCACGTCGTTGAACGGCCTCGACGGTGAAGGCGGGGTCGCGAACGGCGGCACGACCGCAGGGTTCGCGACCCCACGCGCTGCCTTGGTGCAGGTCGGCATCTAGTCGCCTGCCTCCTCCGGGAAGGGGAAGGCGACGTTCTGCGTGCCCGGGGGCAGCTGGATGTCGACGTCCTCCGGGATCTCGACCGCCTCGGTCTCCTTGTCGACCTCGATCAGGAGGGCGTCCGAGTGGTACGGCACCGGAGCCTGCAGCACCGGGTTGCCCTCGGAGTCGACGACCGGCTCACCGTTCTCGTCCTCCAGCGGGGGCGGATCGATGATCTCGTCGCCCTCGACGATCGTGATCGTGCCGTCGGCGGCGAGCGCCTCCATGATCCGCTTGTGGTCCTCCTGCGAGCGGCGGCCGAACGCCGCGTCGAACTCGTTCCGTGTGACTGTGGCCATTCGACTTCCTCCTTCAGGCTTGGACTGTCGCTGCCTGCTCGATCGCTTCCTGTTTCTCGGCGACGGTCTGGGCGTCACCCAGATCTATACCCCTCTCAGCCGCCAGCTGGTCGAGACCGGCGTGCGTGGAGGGCAGCTTCTCCTCGACGGGCTTGACCTGGGCAGGCGGTTCGTAGTCAGCCACCTTGACCAGCTTCTCCCCGTGACCGAACCGCTGGATGAAGTGCATCGAGCAGTACGACCTGCCGTCTGGACCCTCCCACCGCGCGTGAGAGGGGCGGCCCAGGTCGGCCGTCCGTCGCTCGCAGTCCTGACAATAGAGACTCATGCCGAGCATGATCCGGGGAGGGTCGGACGGACTAGCGCTCCCCGTTCAAGCGCTTCTCGTACAGCCGTGCCCACTCCTCCAGCCGTGTGACCTTCTCGCGCGTGCGCATCGCGTAGATCAGCAGGCCAACGATCACCGTCGCCTGGATCGAGAGGACGGCGGTGAGGACATCGACCGAGGTGGCCGCGAGCACGGCCCCATGATCACGGCTCCTTCGGAGGGAGCACCGCCGTGGTCTTCTCCCAGGTCGTCGGTGGCAGCTGTTCCTTCTCCGGCTTGCGCTCCACGTAGACCCCGACCCGGTACTCGACCCAGTCGGGTGGCCCCTTGCGCAGGAGCAGGCGCAGGAAGACGAGCAGCGCCAGCAGCGCGAAGAAGCCGATCACGGCGACGGTGATCCACTCCACCGTGCTCACCGGTCGGTCGGTGGGTTGCCGCGCCGCTTGCCGTTCTTCCAGAACAGCACGATCCGCTGCAGCTTCCAGATCCGGAACTGGCGCGTCAGCCGCTCAAAGGTCGTCTCGTAGGTGTCGGGCGACGGGGAGCGGGGCGGGCGCACGACGAACTTGAAGTCGGTGCGGTAGTAGAGCTTGCGCTTCGACGGTGGCTCCGAGCCGAACGAGAACCAGTCGGCCGTGTCCGCGTTCCCGGCGTGGTAGCAGAGGCAGACGTGGCCGTCGTAGTGGGCCAGGTCGCCGACCTTGTACTGGCCGTTGGTCACCTTCGGGTGGCCGTCCTCGTCGTCCCAGGTGTTGCCCCAGCCCGCGTAGCTGTACTTGGCCGGGTCGGGCACGTTCGCGCCGGACTTGCGGTTGGCGTAGTGGTACGCCTGGATCACCGATCCCGAGCAGTCCGAGTCGACGCTGTCGTCGTTCGGGTCGACGTTGACGTCGATCGAGCGGTTCTGCGAGTAGTTCCACGGCTCGTTGATCGCCTGCTCGCAGAACGAGGTCAGCGCCTCGTTGAAGGTCGGCTTCGACGAGGGAGGTGGAGGCGGAGGGGGCGGCGGCTTGTGCGCCTCGTCCCACGCCTTCTTCTCCTCCTTCAGCAGCCGCTGGCTCTCACCGTCGAAGGCGGGCTTCTTCTCCTCGCCGAACCAGGCGGTCCGCATCGAGTCGTGCGACTTCTCTCCCCAGGAGCCGTCGGTGCCGAGACCGCGCTTGGTCTTCCACTCGGCGACGGCGGAGTTGAGCTTCTCGTTCCACTGCTCGTCCCACTTCTCCGGCTCCCAGGGGAGGAAGCCCAGGTGCGCCATCGCCCGCTTCACCGCGAGGGCCGTTGGCCCCTTCGACTTGAAGCCGTTGGGGTTCCCGGCCTTCGCGTACGGCTCCGTAAACGGAGCGTCTGAAGCGGGGACGGTCACTACTTGACGGAGATCGTCCCGGAGTCGACGAGCGAGCCGTCGAGCGCGCGGACCTCGACGTAGCTCTCGCCCTTGAAGTCCTTCGGGAAGGTGAGGACGCCGAGGCCGTCGTTCGGCATCACGGCCGTGTTCGACCAGTCGCCCTCCTGGCCCTGGGCGAAGATCTGCACGGCGATCTGCTTTCCACCCATCGGCTCGGGATGCACGTACTCGGGGAGGTTCCCGAAGAGGAAGTCCCTGAGCTTCTGCGCGTCCTCGCCCGGGAGCGAGTTGTCGACGTAGGGGGGCAGGTAGATCGGGTGCTCGATCCCCGGCTGGTCGCCCGGCAGGCCCTGATCGGGATGCGGAAGATCACCCGGGAGGGTGTGGTCGGGCCGCGCGCCCGAGTCGGGCGGTGGCTCCGGCAGCCCCTGGTCGGGGTGCGGCTGATCGGTCGGCGGCGAGTTGTCCACGTACGGCGGCAGGAAGATCGGGTGGGTCGGGAACCCGGGCGGCTTCTCCTCGGGTGGCGGCTCCGGCTGGGCCTCGCCCAGGTCGTCCCAGGCGATCTCCACCGCCTTGCGCTCGTTGTTGACGGTCACAGCCATGCTGGCCTCCCTTGCTTGATGACCTGCGGAGCCTACTTCTTCTGGGAGCGCTTGCCCTGCGCCTTCTTCCCCGTGCGCCCCTTCTTGCGCTTCGCCTCCCGCTCCCAGCGCTCCGCGATCTCCGGGTGCTTGGCGTGCAGGAAGCGCCGCTGCTTCTCCGACTTGAACGGCATCAGGCGTCGAGGATGTTCATGCCGAACAGGAAGATCAGCCAGAGCGCGATGGCGATCAGGAACAGCGCGACCTCCGCCTTGGTGAAAGCCATGACCTCTCCTTTCCTAGACCGTCCAGCTTCCGGTGTTCTGCTTTGGGTCGCCGACCGTCGGGCACTGGCAGGCGTTACGCCCATCCATCGAGCGCGCCCCGACAAGGCCCGGGTCACTCACCTTGGAGCGGATCGCGGAGTTCTCGCGCCCGTCCCCGTCGGAGGCGTACTTCGCGCCCGAGTCGTCGGTGAACTCGCCGCTGGGTAGCCGCACCACGCCCGGCTGCAGGTTGTTGACGTCCCCGGGCGCTCCGGCCCAGAGGCAGACCATCTGGTCACTGCCGCCCTCCTCACGCACCGTAATAGGAGCCACCCGCAGGTAGCCCTGCGCGGGGGGCGGATCGGGAGGGTCCGGCGAACCACCGCCCGACTGCGCCGCGTCGTGGTCGTGGACGAGGATCGTGAAGGCGCGCTCCATCTTGTCCCACGCCTTCCACTGGTCGAGCGGGACGCCGGTCTCCGGGTCGGAGAGCGTGTCGATCGAGGGCCACTTCCCCTTCGCGTCCTTCTTCAGCAGCGTCTTCGACGGGTCGAGGTCGCGAAGGCCGTTCATCCCCGCGACGATCCCGTGCTGGTAGCCGATCTCGGTCATGCGACGATCCTACGCCGCCCTGAGGACGTATCCGACCCCCGCGCTAGCGTCGGTGGCCCTACCCCCCAGTTCTGGAAGGAGGTGAGTGCCTCCTGGCAGAGCGACCGTAGATGACCGGTAACGGAAGCGCATGCTGGCCCCCGGGCCTTGTGCTCGGGGGCCTCAAGCGTCGAGCGAGGCGAGCTTGACCGTCACGCCCGGCGTCTGCCCCCAGATCTTCGTCACCGAGATCCCGACGATCTGCGCGTCGTCCTTGAAGACGACGCCGGTCAGCGCATCCCCGAGCGCGCGCACGAGCTTGTCGAGATCGGGCGCGGAGGTCTTCCAGCCCGGGGCGCTGGCCTTGACCTCGCCCGCGTTGCGGCCCGTGCCGAAGTGGTGCTTGGGGCGCGGGAAGATGAACACCGCGCGCAGCTGCACCCCTCCGCTCCAGGGCGGGTAGCCGGACATCGCGTCGAAGGCGGCGACCTTGATGTCGTTGCGCCACGGCTTCAGCGCCTTCGCGTTCGACTCGCCCCCGAACTGGTTCTTCGACCCCTGGGCGATCGGCAGCCCGTGGACGGTGAACTCGACTAGCCGTTCCCTCGGGCGATCGGGTGGCACTGTCCCTGGAAGCGACGCGTCCCCGTCGGGCAGGGCCTCAAGGAGGGAGGCTTGGTCGGGGTGGAGCGCGGCGTCTTCGGCTGCGGTGAGTTCGCCGGAGGCGGCGAGGAGGTCTCCGAGGTAGTCACGGGCGGACTGGCCGGGGCGGCGGGGTTCGTGGGGGTGGTCGGCGATGGCTCAGTCACCCCGGGAGCGGTGGTCGTAGGCCCCGGCGCGGGAGGCGCAGGCGCGGTCGTAACCGCAGGCGGTTGCGTAGTCGACGGAGGCGGCGACGTAGTGACCGGTGGAGCGGTGGTGGTGGGAGGCTCCGTGGTGGTCGGCACCGTCGCGCAGTGGTCCTCGTTGTTGCCGCCCTGCTGGCCATGGTCGACGCAGTCTTGCCCATGCCCCGGCTGTGGGTCTGGCTTGCAGGGCTTGTTGGAGTTGCCGTGGGAGCAGGGGTCCCTGCCCGGCGGTGATGGCGGCGCGGCGGAGAGCGCGATCGCCGAGTAGAAGCCGACCACGCTTACCGCAAGCAGCGCCAGGATGAGGACCCCCCTCTTCATCGCCTGGGAGGCTAGCGTTCAGGGTCGGACGGGTCGAAGACCCCGAAGGTCGAGGTCTGCCTGTACGAAGAGAGGGTCCCGGGCTAGCCTCCCCTGCGTCGCCCGGGACCTTCTCTGCCCCTGGTGCGCGTCCCCCACGCGGCACCCAGGTCACACGTCGAGCCGTTCCTCGACGTACAGCCTCGCCTGTTCGTAGTCGATCCCGTCCCGCTCTGCAACCCATTCGGCCGCATGGTGCAGCACCTGCTCCAGCCGGTAGCGGCGGTTCGCGTCGAGGCGGCGCTCGTGGTACTCGGCCAGGGCGAGGAACTCCTCCACGGTGGAGGGCATCTCGGTGGGCGGCTCGGGGATCTCGGGCACGACCCGCCAGGCCATCCCCGGCTCGTCGTCGGGAAGCCGCTCGACGAAGACCGGCGGCGAATGACCCTCGGCGGTGCCCTCGGGCGGCCGTGAGCGCGAGTCGTCGAGACCGTAGGGGAAGTCCCCGAACTGCTCGATGTAGGCGCGCGTGTTGGCGATCCGGATCTCGTTCAGGTTGAGCGAGGACCCTTCGGCTTCCATCGTCTCTCCTCTCACTCGGGGTCGCGTTCTACCCCAAGCGCGCCCTCGGCGATCTCGATCGCGAGGTCGGGGTGCTCCAGGATCTCGCGCAGCGCGAGGAAGAAGCTGGCCGAGAGCCTGGCGTAGTCGACCCACTGCTCGGCGGGCATCATCGCCCAGCCGTCGTCGATGCGGACCGAAGGCTCGTGGTCGTGCGCCTCGGGGACGGGGTAGCTCACTGCCCCATCTCGTCGTAGGAGGGGTGGTCTGGCCCCCACGGCTGCTTGTCGGCCTGCACGCCAGCGAGGGCGGCGAGGCGCTCTTTCCACGCAAGATCGTCCTCGTGCGTCTCGACGGTGTAGTGCCCTGTGCCGACGATCTTGCGAATGTCAGCGAGCGGCAGGAACGGGTCGAAGTGTCCGCGCTGCAACAGGGCGTCCGCGATCTGCCGTAGCTGGTCGGCCTCCCGGCGAGCCTGCTCGTAGAGCATCGGCAGTTGGTCGCGTGCGATGTTCGGCAGTGTGAGCCGCTCTACCTCGCGCCGTAGCTCGTCCGCCTCCCCCTTGCGACGGTCGCGCTGGGCGCGGTAGTAGTCGCGATCGAGGCGCATTGCCTCCAGACGCGCCTGCAGGTCGTAGACCTCCTGCTTGCAGCCCTCAAGCTTGTAGTCGGTGCGCAGAGGACCCCCGTTCACGCCGGGTAGCCACACTCGGGGCAGGGCTTGCCACCGTGGTAGATGTGGTGCATGGCGCGCTTGCGGCAGCGCTCGTGACGCTCGCGACGCTCGGTGTCGGGCAGGGAGACGCTCGCAACAGGGGGCCTCGACCGAGAAGCCCGCCCGGCCGAAGGCGGTCTTTCACCCTCCTCAGGCCCCCTGTCACCAACGTCCCCGTGAGAGCGGTCATGTGACGCGTCGGGGGTCTGTTCCTCATCAGGAGATAACCCGATCGCTCCGGCCCGCTCTCTTGTCGCAGCAGAGGCTACCTCGCCGACGAAGCTCTTGCGCAGACGGAAGACGATCTCGCGGTGCAGCGAGCGCTCGTTCTGCTCGGCCGCCGCGACCAGCATCTCGTGCAGGTCGAGCGGGATCCGCAGCTGGAACTGATGCGAGGTGGTCGCCACAGGACCCGACCATACCATGGAAACGATATGAAAGCCATACCACCAGAGAGGTGGCGAGGTGCGGCGCTGGGGGGTGGAACCCCGCCAGGAGGACCCGGCCCTCCCTCGCGCGCCCGGGGGATGCCTGCCCTCTGGAAGAGGGACAGGCAGCCCCTGCTCGGCTGCGTGCTCTCGTTCTGGCCTTGGCCAGAAGCGAGACACACCCCCCTGCCCCTTGTGCGCAGTGCGCACTGTCGTCTGCCTCTACGAGGCAGCGAGGGGGTCTGGCGTGGGGCCTGATGGCTGCTTGCCTCCCTCTACGAGGGAGCGGACCGCCAGTGTCAGATCAGCAAACGAGAGCGTGCCGACGGAGTCGGCTGTGAGGTGGAGAGTGGCGGTCTCCTCACGCTGCGGGTCGACCGCGTCGACCACGCGCAGGAGCGCCGCTCCGCCGTCGCGCTCGCTCGCCGTCAGCGCCCCATCCACCGCCTTCACCGCCATCTCCCCAGCCCGTAGGGCTGCCACTGCCTTCAAGGCTCGTCGGGGGGAAAGTGGGGGAGAGACCCCTTCAGGGTCTGCGAGGGCTTGGAGCCGCTCGTCGTCGGCCGCCAGGTGGCCATGGAACATGCACACCCGCAGCCCGCGTAGCTTGGGTGCTTTGCACCTCAAGCCGCGCGTGGTCAAGGCTTCACACCGCTTGTCCTCCGGCACCAGCAGAGTCGTCGCGCGAGGCTTACGCACAGAGCCTGCGTCGTCTTCGACCGTGCTGCTCCGCGCGGCCTGCCGCTCCGACCGCAAGACGGCGTCCGATCGCTGCTCTCGTCGCTGCTTCAGCCCCGTAGGGGCTGCGAGGACTTCCTGGGCCTGCTCCTCGATCGTCGGCTCGGAGGGCGGCAGCGACGGCGGGGTGACCTCGCGGGGGAGAGCGAAGCTCCGCGCGAGGTCTCGCCTGGTCGTGGCCAGAGCCTCGTCCAGATTCACGGCTCTCGCCTCCCTCTGGGAGGCCGCATGCCTGCGTTCATGCGCGATCGCATCATCCGATCCTACACCCTCGCCCGGACGATCCCGATCGCGATCCCGCGTACGCACCGGCCCTTCGGGCCTCGCGCGCGCCTTCATCCCCTTCGGGGATGCTCTGTAAGGAAAGTGTTCGGGTTGCTTGCAGTGTTGTCGAACGAGCCGTAGTGTTCCGGTCGTCGCCGCCCCGTCGTCGATTCCGGGTTACCAGCCGGATAGGCGTCGGGTCTCGGGTCCCGGTCACGGTCGCTGACCCCCGCAAGGGGAGGCTGCTGGAAGGCTTGTGTCCCCGTGTAATGCCTGACGACAGCGAAGCTGCTGCGCTCCCGTAGAGCGTGTGTGGTGAAGCCGGACAAGTCCGGCGGCGCGAGGGGACTTCCGGCTTGACCGGCCTCCAGACGCCGACCGTGAACGCATAGGGCCGTGCGTGAACACACATGCAGGTTGCTTCGCAACCCAAACACCACCGTCGCGATTCCTTCTCCTGCCCCTTCGGGGGCAGGGGTGGCAATCGAGGAGGACAGCGTGAACATGCTCGACGCACGCGGTGTGGCCAAGGCCACACGGCAATCGCGGACACGGGTAGCGCCCACGGGCGCATTCGGAGCACTCCGTGCTCCGAGCTACAAGGGCCGGGACGACGTCCGGGTCGCCAATCAGGACCTGGCCCGTAGGGCCAGCAAGGAGATGCGCCGCTTCAAGCGGACACTCCCGAAGGGAGTGAGGATCTAGGTGGACTTCGCACCTGCGTACGTGTACGGCCCGGCTCCCGAGCCGGATCCGATCAAGGACGTTCCCGAAGGGAACGTGAAGTGCGATGGCTGCCGTGGAGACGGCGTCTACTACGGTGCCGGAGGCACCGTGAACGGACACTTCGTCGGCTTCAAGGGCACCTGCTTCCGCTGCGGAGGCAAGGGCAGTCAGACGAAGTCTGACGTGGCGCGGAATCGAGTCTACGACTCGCACCGCATTGTTCGGATCTAATCGCGAAGCGATTGGGTGGCGTCCATTGAGACTCCGCCCTGTCCCTTCGGGACAGCAATGCCACACGAAAAGGAGGTCGCAATGCTCCACCTGCCCTCGTACAACGCTGGGCTGGCCGCAGGCACCGTGGCCAAGGCACTTGGCCATGACGCTCCGGAGTCCTGGGACGCAGTCCCAGGGTTCGACGAGATCGTCAGTGTCCGGGCCAAGGACCGGTTCTTCTTCCCGATCAGCTTCGCTGAGGGCTACTGGGCCGCGTACCAGTACCCGGATCGGCAGTTCTCGGCTCTGCCGAGTGACCCCGAGCCGAAGCCGGTCGTCACCCCGTAGGGGTTGGATGGGACCATGAGGTCCTGTCCTGTCTCTACGAGACAGCACGAAAGGAGGTCACTTCGTGACCACGCTTGAACTGCCCGGGACGACGATGAAGGCGCTCCTCGACTACGTCGGGGGACTGTCGGCTCCATCGAAGATGCCGGGTCACGGGTACTCGCTACCCGCCAAGGAGTGCAAGACCGGAGCGAAGCTCCGGCAGATCGAGGGATCGACCTGCAGCGGTTGCTACGCAATGAAGGGCCGCTATGTCTTCGGCAACGTCCAGAACGCGCTCTACCGGCGTCTGGAGGCCATCCGGAAGGATGGCTGGGCCGAGGTCATGGCCGAGATCCTCACCCGGAAGAACGAGACGTTCTTCCGCTGGCACGACAGCGGCGACCTGCAGGATGCAGAGCATCTCGCAGCGATCGTCGAGGTCTGCCAGCTGACACCTACGGTGTCCCACTGGCTCCCGACGAGGGAATACCGCATCGTCAGCGACTACGTCGCTGCTGGCGGAGAGATCCCCGAGAACCTGAACATCAGGTTCTCCGCCCACATGATCGGTGGTCATGTGCCGAGCTTCCCTCGGCTCAAGGGCCTGGTCACCGTCTCGACGGTGACGCTCGACGGCTCGACCGAAGGTCATGCCTGCCCTGCTCCGAAGCAGGGCAACTCGTGCGGCGACTGCAGGGCGTGTTGGGACACAAGTGTCCCTCTCGTCAACTACAAGCTGCACTAGGTAGCGCTTCTCCAGCCCCCTTGGGGGCTGGGGTGGCATTACCAACACGAAGGGAGTGACGATGAGGTTCATGAATCGATGGGACATCGATCGTGCCGTCGGCATGTACGCCGGAGGCTCGCCGATCTCCGCGAAGCGGCACCCTGTCCTCGGACCGGCTGCCGAGACTCTCCAGAGTCTCGCGAACTGGACCGATCGCAACAGCGATGGCTGGGCCTACTGGCCCAAGCCGGTCAGAGCCGCGAAGCGGCTCATGGAGTTGATCGAGCGGGACGGGACGAACGCCTTCTACGGAGGGCCGCGCCCCGACGCCACGGTCGAGGAGTACAAGGCCGCTCTGCGGCCCGTGAAGGCGTTCCGCACACGGTACGGAGCCGAGTTCGACATCGTCGAAGCGGACATCACGTAGTGATTCGGTGGAGCCACGAGGCTCTGCCGTGTCCCTACGGGACAGCACCACCACGAAAGGAGGTGTCATGGCCGGAGGCCATGAAGGGGTCTACGAGGACGGAGTCCTCTCGACCTGCGGGATCTGCCAGAGGCAGGTCCACATGCTCGACCCCGACGAGATGGACTGGATCTGCGATGACTGCTCAACCGAAGGTTGGTCGGGCGTCAAGCAGGCTTGGAAGCTCCGCCGGGGACACAAGGTGTCCCTCCGAGGCCGACAGGGCCTCGTCATCTCTGCCAACGACGTTGGCAGGTACGTCGAGCTTGAGTTGCTCGACAGCGAGGGGAACTTCATCCTTCGCTTCATCCGGGGCTTTGCCCCGGTGTACGTCCACGAGTACGGCGATCCCGAATTCGCCGCAGAGATCGCTCGGCGTCGTGCCGAGCGAAGCTCGTGATCCTCGTCGAGCTACTCCTCGGAGTAGCTGGGGTGCTCGGGCTGCTCTGGCTGCTCCACGCCATCCTGCGGCTCGCAGCGAAGCTGTGCGGGGCAGTCGATCCCGACGGCTTCGCCGACGAATGGTCGGCAGTCGTCATCGTCTGGGGCGGCTTCGCCGCCGGGGCAGTCATCCCTCCCATCGCCATCATCTGGATGGCAATCGCGTAGCGATTGGATGAGGCCGCTGGGCCTCGTCCTGTCCCTACGGGACAGAAGGGAATCCAACACGGAAGGAGGTGGTGCCGCATGGCACTGCGCTGGAGCCTGGAGTCCATCAAGGACTCCGAGGACATCTGCTGGGTCGAGGCGACCGAGGACAATCCCAATCATGGGATTGTGGCCGGGGAGAAGTACCTGTCCCCGGTGACCAACGCACTCATCTGGTCGACGATCGCCGTCGACCTCGGTGAGATCACCGAGACCAACGCGGGCGAGTTCTTCGCTCGCATCCGCATCTGGGAGACGCTCTTCGGAGCGTTCCTGATCCGGGCCGAGGTGGACGGGAAGCGCCCCGAGGGGGCGGCAGCGTTCATCACCGAGACCGAGGTCTCGGACCACATCGGGCTGTCCTGCAACGTCAGCCCTGTCAGCCGCACGAAGTGGCTGAAGAAGGTCAGCCGGGAGATGGACGACATGGTCGTCCGCTTCGACCGCAAGCGCGAGGCGCTGACCGTCGGCTGATGATCACCTACGGTGAGATCAAGCGAGAGCTTCTGATCGACGAGATGGCTGGCGTGGAGGGCTTCGTGGGCGTGGTGGCCGTGACCGAGATCCAGTTCCGGATCTCGGGGGCGATCATCACCCAGAGGCTGACCTCGCCGGGGATCTGGAACGTCGACGACGAGTCGTCGAGCGAGTACCTCGACGACCTCTACGCCGACGAGAAGGCCACGCTCGCGGAGATGCTCCAGCAGATGAACGCCACTCCTCGTGAGGAGTGGGTCATGCCCACGGACTTCACGGGCTGATCGCGAAGCGATTGGGTGGAGCCAGCTGGCTCTGCCCTGTCCCTTCGGGACAACGCCGCCGGTCGAACTACCGGCACACACGAAAGGAAGGTGACTGGCCTTGGCCAGCAAGTATCGCGTCAGTGCGTCGTTCGACCTCACGACCGAGATCGAGCCGGAGAACATCGACAGCCGGATCGAGTCCGATGTCGAAGACATCGAGGGAACCGAGGATCACGAGGGCGGCTCGTACTTCTCCGCCCAGACCGTCACTTGTGACGGCGGCTCGTTCGCCTTCACGGTCACGGCCGACGACGAGGACGAGGCGGAGCAGAAGCTCCGTGACGTCTTCGATGACGGCCACGAGTACGAGGACTACAACGGCTTCACCTGGCTCGTCGAGAGCCTCTCGATCGAGATCGAGACCCTGGAGTGGGAGCCGACCGTCGACGAGGCGATCGAAGTCCTCAAGGACTTCGTCTCCAGCCACATCGACGAGGGCAGCGAGAGCGGCGAGGGCCGTGTCGCGAAGGCGGCGCAGGTCGTCCTCGACGACCACTCCCGCCTCGCCCAGCGCGTCACCACGCTGGAGGGTCGGGTCACCGACCTCGACTCGCGGATCACGCTCCTCTCGGAGCGGCTCCAGCGCGAGGCGTTCACGCCGTCCGACGAGGGCTAGCGGGCGTCTTGGGTGGTGGCTTCGGCCACCGCCCTGGGCTTCCGCCCACGGGGGTCCTTCGGGACCCCCAACCGAACACCGACGAAGGGAGTAGCGATGAAGACGAGGTTCGCGGTCGTGCAGAACGCACGCGATGCGAAGCAGCTGTGGTCGTACCTGCCCGAGAACTACCGCATCATCGGGCCGGACTTCGGCGAGCCGAACCGCCCCGTCTACCTGATCGGCGGCGAGGATGTCGCTGGCTGGACGATGGATGACTACGTCATCCCCCGCCTGGCCTCCGGCCTGATCTGGGCCACCGAGATCACCGACGAGGTGACCAAGGCAGTCGAGGAGGTGAGCGCACGATGAGGGGCGTCACCACCCAGCACCTGCGGGCGGCGCTCGACGACAAGCGGCTCGTGACCATCAACGAGGTCGCCGAGCTTCTCGGCGTCACGCGGCAGGCAGTGCAGCAGCGGATCGGGAAGGGAGACCTACCGGTCTCGATCGGACGGATCGGCAACGTCGTCAACGGCGTGCTGGTCTGGGACAGGGACGAAGTCCTCGACTACAGATCCAAGTGGGGACGATGACCGACAGGTTCGGTGGAGGATCGTACGATCCTCTGCCGTGCCTGCCGACTGGCAGGTAGCAATGGGGCGGCAGTCGCCCCAACACGAAAGGATGTGATGCACGGTGGCAAAGTTCATCGAGACTCTCGATGGCCTGATGGGTCGGATCCTCGATCTCGACAGCCGCAAGCTGGACCTCATCGGGGACACGACTCGGATGGAGTCGTACGTCAACGGCGGCGGCAAGCTCCGCTTGCACGTCGACATGCCGGACGACACCCAGACGTTCGCGCTCAACCCGCACATGCGGGGTCAGGTCGCGACCGACCTGGGGATCCCGAAGCGGTACTTCGACCGGATGACGGCCGATGCTCCGTACCTGCTCCGGGACAACGTCAACCACTGGCTCCGTGAGGAGCCGAACCGGCGCATGGTCCGGGCGTACCGCGAGGACTCCGGGAACGTGGGCCGCGCCTGGCTCTCGCCTGGGTATCGCCGCCTCGACAACGTCGAGATCGCGAAGACCCTGCTTCCCGAGTTTGAGAACCTCGGCACGCCTGTGACGTTCCATCAGGCTGCCGTCTCGGACACGAAGCTCTACATCCGGGCGCTGTTCCCCGGGATCGAGCGGGAGGTCAAGAAGGGTGACGTCGTCCGCTGGTGGGTCGAGATCACCAACTCCGAGGTCGGCTCCGGCACCCTCGGGATCCGGGGCTTCATCCTGCGGCTCGTCTGCATCAACGGGATGACCGTCGCGTACACGCTCAAGAAGCGTCACGTCGGTCGTCGCATCGACGAGGACGGGATCCTCTCGGATCAGGCCCTGCAGGCCGACGACGCAGCCTTCTGGCTGGCCGCTCGGGACACGCTCAAGGCCACGATCGCGGAGACCCGCTTCGACGAGATCGTCGAGCAGCTTCGCTCCACCACTGGTGGAGAGGAGATCCGCCGCGTGGTCGAGGCGACACAGGTGCTGCAGAAGACCTTCGGCTTCTCCGACGAGGAGAAGAACTCGGTCGTCACGCACCTCGCCGCAGGTGGGGACCTCTCCCGCTGGGGCGCACTCAACGCCGTCACCGCTGCGGCGAAGTCCGTCCCCGACGTCGACCGTCAGGTCGAGATGGAGGGCATCGGTTGGGACGTGGCCAACCTCACGCCGAAGGCGTGGGAGGCGATCGCTCTCGCCTAGCAGGACCTCTGCCTCCTCGGGCTTCGGCCCGAGGGGGGAGCCGTCCGGCTCCGTACACGAAAGGAGGTGCTTGGGTGCCTAGACACATCACGGCCAGCGCCAAGCAGGAGACGGGACAGACCGTCTCCATCGAGGTCAAGGACGAGGAGATGGACACGGTCGGCTACCTGGAGATCGTCGCTACGCCTAACGGCGTGGCGATCCAGGGCTGGCACGGTGACGACTCCGAGGCCGACGGGCAGATGATCCTGCTGAAGCAGGGACAGGTACGCCCCGAGTCGAGACGGGCCTGATGGGCTGGGATCCGTTCGACCTGATGGAGCTTCCGGTTCCGGAGTACGAGCGCTCGCACCTGGAGACATGTGCGGCCTGCCGGGGGCTGTGGACACGCTCGGCGTTCGCCTACCACGAGGCGTCGCACGCGGCCGTGGCGCTCGACCTTGGACTCAAGGTCGAGTTCGTCGCGATCGACGAGAACCGGGAGGTCGAGGTCACCGAACTGGAGGCCACGCTCTACCCGGTGATCAAGGCCGGGATGAAGGTCCCGGCGATCTGCACACGGCTCGACCCGGAGGCGATCCGCCGGAAGCCGTTCGACGTGATGGCGGCGATGGTCGCCCCCTCGTGCGTGCAGACCGGCAACACGGCGGTCGACGACTACGCGGCGACGGAGTCGTTCATCGCGGTGCGTCTGATGAAGGCGCGCGGGATGGACCACGACGCGGTGCTCGACAGGGCGCTCCGCATCGTCAGGAAGGTCGCCGTCCAGGACAGGATCCTGGACCTGGCCAAGCAGCTGGCAGCCACGGGCTGGGTCGACCTCGCCTAACAGAAGAGGGACCCCAGAGGGTCCCTCTCCCACACGAAAGGAAGTGAGTGGCTAGAGGCCACCGACTTCGCAATGGACGGATCGTACACGGAAGGAGGTGCGTGTCTATGCCCGACTCGTTCGGGTTCACGCACGAGCCGCACTGGGGCGTCATCTACCACCGCTGCGTGGAGTGCGATGACTACCCGTGGGGCGCGATCGTCTCCGAGGCGGAGCGCAAGCGCCACCACGCCAAGCACGAGCGCGCGCGACAGCGAGAGCTTGAGCGCACGCGGAAGGCGAGCCTCGCCAAGGCGAGGAAGACGAAGCGGCAGCTGGAGAGAGAGCGCGGGTGACTGCGGGGACAGGGCTTCGGCCCTGGCCCGGAGCATCCGCTCCGAACCACACACACGAAAGGAAGGAGGATCCCTGTGCAGGGATCAATGAAGGCGGTCGTGTTGCTGGCCGTCACACTGCTGGTGGCCCTGGCCGCCCTCACCTACGCGGGCACCTCGGTCGCCTCGACCGGCTGGCGGGACTTCAGCGCCGAGGGGCTGATGTGCTCGTCCTCCCGCCCGGGACAGGCGCAGAGCGCGCTCTGCCTAATCACCGACGGCACACTGGAGGGCTACTCGTTCTCCCTCGGGTCGTGGGGCATCAAGGTCAAGAACGCCAGAGAGCGGGTCGTCTTCAAGAAGACGAACACCGGCTCGGAGAAGACGCCGGGCTGGAAGCTCGACTCCAGCTGGCAGTACAAGAACGAGGCGACGGCGTGCAAGCGCCTCCAGTACGTCGTCTCCTGCTTCCTCACGATGGGGAAGCTGGAGGGTTGGGCAGTGCTCATCACCTCGGACTCGATCGAGGTCTCGGACCTCGACAACATCACTCGCTTCGCGCGGGGCGACGTCCAGTAGGGCGACTGCGGGTGGCGGCCATGAGCCGCTGCCCGGAGCATCCTGCTCCGACACACGAAAGGAGTCACATGAAGAGGATCGCACTCATCGCGATCTTGACGCTCGTCGCGCTCGTCTCCACGAGTACGTCCGTCGCAGCATCGACGAGCAGCTGTTCGCAGGCCACGCGCATGGCGAAGCAGTACATCCAGACGATGGCGTTCTCCAAGAGCGGCCTCGTCGAGCAGCTGCAGTACGAGGGCTTCTCCCGTGGAGCAGCCAGCTGCGGTGCCAGTCACGCTGGTGCCAACTGGTACGCCCAGGCCGTCAAGTCGGCGAGGGAGTACCTGCGCACGATGCCCTTCTCCCGCTCGGGTCTGATCGAGCAGCTGGAGTACGAGGGCTACACGCATGCTCAGGCTGCGTACGGCGTCTCGCGCGCCTACCGCTAGAGCGGGCGACTGCGGGTCGGGACACGCGTTGTCCCGGCCCGGAGCATCCGCTCCACACGAAAGGAGGAACGATGGCAGAAAGCAGGATGGGAGAGACGAGTCTCTCCGAGATCCAGGTCAGCGATGACCACTGGGGCGACGGCGCAGAGCCGGTCGTCAAGGCGTGGCTGCGGACGAACTACGACCCGGACACGATGCCGACCTTGCAGGTGGCCTCGGTCACCGGCAAGGAGGGCCTCTGGCTGCTCGGCTGGGACACGAAGGGCGACTGGCCGCCGCTCCTCTCGCTGATCTTCGGCGAGGAGTACGCGCGCGAGCAGCTGGCCCGGATCAAGGAGCAGCAGGACGACCTCGGCACGGTCACGTTCGGCGAGCGCTGCCCTCGCTGCGCGATCCGCCGCTTCACGCCCTACGGGCAGGACAGGGGACCGCTCGACCCGCCGCCTCCGGCGCTCTCGCGCACGGACAACGCGTCCTACATCTGCTCGGAGTGCGGGGTGGCCGAGGCGATGGACGACATGAACGGCCGACCGCTGGTGATGCCGGACCAGTGGCCGGTGGTGAAGCCCGGCTCGTTCGGACAGGGGCGGCTGTGAACACCGGCTGGGAGCAGGCGCTGGAGGTGCAGGCGCAGCTGCTCAAGCAGACCCAGGGACCGTTCTGGCGGGAGATGTCCGGGCACTGGCTCGTGAACCGCGAGGAGAAGTACGGCAGGCACGCGATGCTGCCCTCACGGCACGCCTTCGGCGTGGCATCGGAGATGGTCGCCGAGGCGGAGCCGATCTACGTGACCGGCGAGATGCTCGACCTGACCCGGACGGCGATGGAGACGTTCGACACGACGGAGGAGGTGCATGACCACGACTTCTTCCTCCGCAACGGCATGGCCCTGCTGGCGAAGCCGTTCGTGGCCAAGGACGCGGAGGGCCTGGAGACGGCGTGGTCTGCCGTCACCTGGCGCTACGTCGACCTGCCGCCGGAGGCGTCGCCCGACAGGGAGCCGGTGCCCGCCGTGGAGATCATCCTCTGGTGGGACACGACTGTCGACGACGGCTGGGACGAGGCCCATCCCGAGCAGATCGCGTTCGCGCGCGAGCTTTACCGCTCGTGGGGGATGCGCTACGCCGTGATGCACGCCACCCTGGTGCCGCTGGAGTACATGTCGCAGCCGCGCCACATGTCCCAGGAGGGAGACCCGGAGGCCAGCTGGATGACCTTCCTGCGGGTCTTCAACCGGCTGATGGAGGAGCGGATCGTGCTCAAGTCGCGGATGCGTCCGCACCGTGCGATCCGTCGCTCGGCGGCGAGGCTCGGCCTCGTCGAGGTCAAGGACGTGGTCGTCTGCGAGCTTCGCCGTGCTCGCCCGCGCGGCTACGAGTGGCCCGAGTCTGGCGAGGGGGGACACCTGAGCCACCGCTTCATGGTGCGGGGGCACTACCGCAACCAGTGGTACCCGAGCCTGCAGCGGCACCGGCAGCGGTACATCTTCCCGTACATCAAGGGTCCAGACGACAAGCCGTTCATCGACAAGAAGCGCGTCTGGGTCTGGGATCGTTGATCCATGAATCATGGATCGCGAATCGGGGACCGGCCCGTCCGACACGCTTCCCTCCGGGGGAGCGGGCGTCCTGTAGTGGAGAAGCCGACGAACGAGGTCGGTGGACCTGGACGTCACGGCAGCAGCGGGACTGGGCGCTACGTGCCCGCTGCCCCCGAGAACGGAGAAGCCCGGGCCATCCCGCCCGGGCTTCTTCACGCTCGCCCCAGAACGTGTTACGGTCGGGCTTCCTGTAGTCCCCTACCGAACGCACGTTCAGAAAGGCAGGGTGAGCGTACACGAGGCGGCTGGTGGAAGTAAAGGGATACCCGCCAGCGTTGCGTCGGCCTTCCACGCGGGGGCGTTGCGTGCGACGACGCGGCTATGCGACCACGGCAAACGGTGGGGGTGGGACACCGGGCGCTCTTCGCCTTCGGCTCATCGCAAGCCATCGAGTTGTCACCGACCGAAGACCAACGGCCTGCGGGGCGGACGGCGGCGACAGGGCGGCCACGAACACCACCCGGTCACTGCCGCTCTTCAGGAGATCAGAGGGGAGGACCGATGCTGGAGTGCCACGAGTGCGGTGACCCGATCACGAGCGCGAACCACGCCTGGTACGAGGTCACCGGCTGGGAGCATCCCGGGCAGACGAGCGTCATCCTGCGCCGACGCACCGGGGTGGTGCTCTGCGAGTCCTGCATGCTCATCCGCAAGATGCAGCTGCAGCGGGGTCCCGTCGGGGACCAGCTGTTCTGACAACACGAGAGGAGGAGAGATGCCCACGTACAAGGGACGCTGGAAGGCCAAGGTCGAGCAGGAGTTTGAGATCGAGGCCGAGGACGAGGAGGACTTCCACGACCTCATCGACCAGGAGATGAACCCTCGCAACGTGACCGAGCTTCACGACTTTGAGCACGAGGTCGTGACGATCGACGATGCCGAGGGCTAGGGACTTCGGCTTCGACGCGCTCGTCGAGGTGACCGGCGCGAACGTGGCCGTCGAGCGGGGCGCGATCAACTCGGCGCTGAAGGCGATCAAGGACGCGCTCGCCGGGGAGGTGGAGGGCGAGCTTCTCGGGCAGGTGATCCGAGACATGGCCGAGCGCTACCGCAGGCTCTGGCCGGACATGACGCTGACGCCGACGGCGCTGGCGAAGCATTGGAATCGGATTCTCGCCGAGGAGCAGGAGCGGGCGAAGCCCGTCACCTACGTCACGCACGACCGCGTCCACTGCAGCACCTGTGATGGGCTGCGGATGGTGCTGGTCGGGCACCAGCAGCCGAAGCCGACCAGCTGGCAGATCGAGATGAACGCGAGGTACCCGAAGAAGCCTCCGATGGGGCTGCCCGACGAGTCGCACCGCCGTCCGGAGGACGGCTACGAGATCTTCATGCCGTGCCCCGACTGCAACGAAGCTGCGCTCAAGCTCGTCCGCGACTACAAGGACAGGTTCGCTCGACACCACGGGTGACACCGAACAGAAGTTCGTTTAAGCTGAGGGCCTGAAGGCCCACGAAAGGAGTGGAAGTGGAGAAGGTCGTAACCGGAGTCGTCTCCGCCCTGGAGCCGCGCTCCAACGACTGGGTGGCCGTTCACATCTCGGTCCCCGGACGTCAGTACCCGACGAAGCTGTCGACCAAGAGGCCCGAGTTGATCGGTCTCGCGCAGTCGGTCGTCGGCCAGAACGTCGACGCCCTCTACAACGAGGAGCAGTCGACGCAGATCAACCCGCACAACGGGCAGCCCTACACGAACCGCTACCTGGAGGCACTGGCCCCGGCCGGGTCGATCCCGCCACCGGTCGTGCCGGTGCAGCAGCCGGTGCCGCAGGCGTCCTTCCAGGGGCAGCCGCAGGGCTTCCCGCAGCCGGTGCAGACGTTCCCGCAGCCGCAGGCGATGCCAGTGCCGCAGCAGCCGTTCCCTGGAGGGACCGGTCCGGCTCCGCAGGGGATCGGGAACCTGCAGCCGCAGCTGCCACCGCAGCCGGTCACCGCCTTCGTCGCCGACGACGAGCGCGAGAACCGGATCATGCGCCAGGCGGCGACCAAGGTCGCGGCCGCCTTCCTGCCGCAGCTGAACCCCGAGGACCAGAACCTCGGCTCGCTGATCCGGATCTCGGAGCAGCTGCTCAAGTACTACCGGGAGGGCGTCTCCTGGGAGACGGCACCCCCCGCCGTCCCCGCGCAGGCCCCGCAGCAGGACGGCAACCGCGCAGGCTACGAGCACCCGGGCGAGTACGCCGACCCGGGCCGTGAGCAGGGCGACCCCGGCCCGGTGCCGGTAGGGGACTTCCCCGACGGCTACTGATGCTGGCCTCCGAGGCGATCCGCATCCGCGAGCTTGCCGAGGCTCTGCTCTCGGATGAGCAGCTGGCCGCGCTCGGAGAGGAGATGGAGATGCTGTCGCGCCTGGGGTTCGGCAAGACCCCGGGCGCGATCAGCATCACCCACTGGGACCGAGACCCCACAGACGGGACGCTCGGGACTCGCGTCGAGGAGGCTGCTCGACGAGTGATGACACACGTAAGGGAGGTAGAGGTTGACGGCTAGCGAACTGGTGAAGCGCCTGCGCAAGGGTGGCGCGCGCGTTCACCGCACGAGCGAGCCACCGGGGGTCTTCGTGCTGACGACCGACCCGGTGCTGGCCAAGTGGCTGCGCGAGAACGGCGCACGCCTGAAGGGCAGCTACGAGCGGAACCCCTGGGGTGCGGCTCACGTCGAGGGGGAGGACCTGATCACCGAGCACGACTACTGGATCCACGGGATGACTGTGGAGGGATCTCTATGGGAGGCCGCAGCATGACGATCACGATGATGATCGAGGCGTACATCAGCCCGATCCAGCTGGCAGAGATCCTCGACTGCCCCCCACACTGGGTGCGCGACATCCTGCGGGCCAACTACTGGGACGACGCGCCCGGCAAGGGCGGGCGCTGGAGGATCGACCACGAGATGGCGCTCAAGGTCGCCGGGGTCGTGGCCAGCTGGCGGGCGAACACGATCGACCACGTCTTCTCGCGATGACCTGCGTTCGTCACCCCGATGGTGACGGGCCAGAGTGGTGCATGGACTGCCACCCCGAGAGATACCCGCGCGCACGCGACGTGCCGCATGCCCGTCGTGGCGACATGGACACCTCCCAGGCGTCCGCCGCCGTGATCGAGCAGGTGGAGGGAGAGACCTTCACCTTCAGGCCGAACACGCAGAAGTACCTCGCTCTGGAGACGCTGACCCTGCGCCCGATGACGGCGCGCGAGGTCGGGCGCGAGAGCGGCAAGCCGGAGATCTGGAAGCGCGTCTCCGACCTGAAGAACGCCGGTCTGATCGACGACACCGGCTTCCGCAAGATGGACCCGGAGACCGGGAGAGAGGGGGCGATCTGGATGCTCAACGAGAAGGGACGTGAGGTGCTGTTCAAGCTGCGCGCTGGAGAGACGGTGAGGATATGAGCGCCATCTCGATCGACGACTTCCTCGTCGCCGACGGGATCTCCGATCGGCGCGAGCTTGAAGGGGCGGCGCAGAGCCTGCGCTGGCCCGCCCGGATCAGGCACCTGAGCGCCTCCTCGATCGGGATGTTCCGTCGCTGCCCCGAGCAGTTCCGCCACCGCTACCTGCTCGGTGAGAAGGAGCGCCCGGGCGAGTCGCTGCTCGTCGGCTCCGCCTTCCACGAGGGGCTGGAGTTCAACTACAAGCAGAAGATCGAGTCGCACGAGGACCGTCCTCTCGCCGAGCTTGTCGAGTACCTGCAGGACGCCGGGGTGCAGAAGGTGCTCGACGAGGCGGGCGGTGCGGACGAGGTGGCCTGGGACGCGGCGACCCCCGAGGAGGGGGTCGAGGTGCTGCGCAAGGACTCGGAGCGGATTCTCTCCGCCTACCGCAAGAACGTGACCGAGCGGATCCAGCCGATCGGGGTCGAGCAGAAGTTCTCGATCCCGGTCGAGCCGGTGCCGATCATCGGCTACCTGGACACGGTCACCGACGACCAGCGGGTGATCGACACGAAGACCGGCAAGCAGGTCTCGACCAAGCTCAAGCCCTCCTGGATGCTGCAGGCGGTGCTCTACGCCACGGCCACCGGCTACGACGCCGAGTACCACTCGATCTCGCGCGCGGCGCGTCCGCGCATCGTCACGGCGGTCGAGTCGGCGGACATGATCCAGCGCCCCGACGAGACGCAGATGCGCAACGTGCTCTCCTCGGCGACGCAGATCGCCGACATGATCGCCTACCTCTACACGACCCGTGGTGCGAACCAGACCTGGCCCACCCTGGGCCGCTTCGCCGACTGGTCGATGAGCTTCAGCCCCTGCACCAACTGCGGGTGGCGGAAGGTATGTCCCGCGATGGCAGGGGAGCAGTGATGCAGAAGACAGACCTGATCCGCGAGGTGGAGAAGATCCACGACGCACTGATCGCAGCCGACCGCCACTTCATGGCCGAGGCGCAGATGAACGCAGCCCTGCACCTCTCGACCGATGTGCGACCGTCACCGCTGGCGGCGAAGATCGCTGTCGCGAGGGAGTCGGCCGCCGTCCTGGTCTCCCGACTGGATACGGAGGTCATGACCTGATGACAGTCAGGACAACAGCAGACGCCTCGCAGGCGACGCCGCTCGACTACATCGGTGCGCTCAAGCTCGCCGTCGAGGCCGGGGCGAACATGGAGTCGACCAACGCGCTGATGATCCGGATCCTGGAGTACGCCCCCGAGCCGGAAGGCTCGGCGACGAAGCCGACCAAGATCCTGATCGACGCGTTCCGGGATCTGGGGGCGACGGTGAGCGTGCCGTGAGCCTCGCCCCGCTCGTCGCGCCCGAGATCCGTGGCGTCGAGGGCAAGGACCCCGGCGTCCACGAGTGGTGCTCGCTGCCCGGCTGCGTCTCGCGCACGCAGGACGGCCACCACCTCTGGCCCCGCAGCTTCCTGCGCGGGCAGCCGCAGAACTGGGTGCGCGTCCCCTCCGGGGCGACCGTCGCCAACAAGACCGGCGTCTGCCGCCGCCACCACTCCGCCTTGACCGGGAACATCGGTGGCCACACCGGCTGGATCAAGCTGGAGCACGGCGACGTCTTCACCTACTGGGAACAGGAGGTCCCCGGCAAGTGGGTCTCACGGGGGATGCTCTCGCCGCAGCCGAAGGTGATCGGCGGCCGGGCCGAGGAGGCCCCGCTCACGGCGGCCCGTGCGCACACGCACCTGGAGCCGGGGGAGACCTGCGAGCAGTGCGGCTACACGCGCCCAGAGAAGCGTGAGGCGCTCCCGGCGCGCAAGGTGTCGCAGTGGGGCGTCGTCGTCCCCGACGACGCTGAGATCGGCGCTGACGTCCTCAACGAGTGGGTCAACCAGTTCGCCGTGCTGCTCGGGCTGGAGACCGAGGGCGGCTCGCGCCTGCTCCGCTACCACGTCCTCTCGGTGGTCCTGGCTTGGGCGATGATGCACCGGGAAGCCCTGATCGAAGACATCGCAGAGTCGAGGGCGGCATGAGGTACCAGCGGGTGCTCGACTTCATCACCGCCTACTTCGCCGAGCACGGCCACGCCCCGACGCTGCAGGAGGTGGCCGACGGCGTCGGCTATGCGTCGAAGTCGTCGGCGCATAATGCGGTATGGGCGCTGATCACGACGGGGTCGCTTACCGGCTCCCCCGGCCGGTCACTCCGTCTCGGCGTCCCTAGCGAGGGCGGGGGACCACCTCCCCCGGTACCTCGCCCTCGCGCCCCTCGCCGTCAGGGGAAACGGCGAATGTCGACGATGTCCCCGACGAAGCGGGAGACCGGCTGATACTGGACGACCTCGCCCGTGTGCGGAGCGGCGATCACCTGGCCGTTGCCCATGTACATGACGACGTGCTTGCCCCCGTTGGTGATCAGCCAGTCACCCGGCTGTGCGGCCGTGAGCGAGGGGACCCTGCTCCCCACATGCAGCATCGTCCCCGTCGTCAGGCGGCCCGGGGTGGGGATCCCCGCCTGCTCAAAGGCGTACTCGATCAGCCCCGAGCAGTCGAAGCCGACGCTCGGTGAGGCAGCGCCCCACACGTAGGGCTTGCCCAGCTGCTTCTTCGCGATCTCCAGCGCCCGGTTGACCTTCGGGATCGGCGACAGCTTCGTCGGCCCCGCCTGCTTGACGGTGCCCCCGAACGCGCGCGCTCGCACCTCCGGGTGCTTGAAGCTCGGCAGCGCGTCCAGCTTGACCTCGGGGAAGGCGCTCCTCTGCCGTTTGGGTTGCAGCAGCTGCTCGACGTCGAAGCTCGGGATCAGCGTGTCGGGCTTCGCGTCGGAGAGGATCTGCTCGACGTCGAAGTCGGGGACCTTGACCGGCGTCGCCTTCTCGGCGACGTGCGGCAGGCGCTGCGTGCCGGGGAAGGCGGACACGTACTGGGAGATCGTGTCGTAGCCCGCGCCGGAGCGGTAGGCGTTGGGGCCGATCCCCCAGGCACCGAAGTCGCGGCCGCCGTTCGACATCCGGTAGGCGGCCTTCGCGTTCCGCACCGGGTCGAACAGGTCCTCGTTGCGCGCGAGGCCGAACTGCTGGCGTCGGGCCGGGCCGAGGTCGCCCTTGAGGTTGATCTGGAAGAGGCCGTAGCTCAGGTCGCCGGTTCCGGCGTTGCCGTTGAAGGCGTCGTTGCGCCCGCCCGACTCGCGCTTGGCGATCCCGAACGCGGTCTTGAGCGCCTCCCCCCGGAAGCCCGCGCGCGACAGCACCGAGACGAGGCGCTGGTCATTCAACGTCGTAGCCCGCTTCCTTGGCCTGGCTCTTCATCTTCTCCATCGCCCCGAACATCTGGTCGTAGAGGTAGCGGTCGATCTTGTCCAGCTGCTCGTCGGCCATCTGGCCGGAGTCGGCAAGCTCCTTGAACGAGTCCCAGCCCGCGCGCTTGGCCGAGGCATCGGCCTGCGCGAAGAGCTTCGGGTAGTACTGCTCGGCCACGTCGAGCAGGCCGCTGATCCGCTCGGCCTTGGTCAGCGTGTCGCCCTCGCCTCGGTCTCGCTTGGCGAACTTGGTCTCGGACTCGTACTGCTTCCAGTCCCCGTAGGGGGCGCGCAGCTTCTGCATCTGGGTCAGGAGCGGCGGCGGTGTCAGGCCCTTCTCGCGCATCTGCTTGGCCACCTTGTCGAGCGGCCCCATCCACTCCTTGACCTCCTTGCGGACGCCGTCGGTGCGCTCACGCACGAGGCCCATCTGGCGCAGCGACTGGTCGGCGATCGAGCCGCCCTTCTTCACGTCGAGACCGATCCCGAGGCCCGGCACGAAGGTGCGCCCGACGCTCTGCAGCCAGTTCTTGCGGCCCTCGCCGCTCGCCATCCCGATCATCTCGCGCAGCCCCGGCGAGAGGTAGTTGCCGGTGAACGCCGTCAGGTCGGGCTGCTCGCCGTTGGCGACCTTGCCGACCCCGCGCATCAGCGCGACCGCGTTCTGCACCGCCTCGCGCCCGGGCGCGGAGGGGTCGAGCTTGCCGATGTTGATGTCCTTGCCGAAGAAGTTCGCGATCCCCATGTCCTGCACCGTCATGTTGGTCTCCTCGCCCTTGATCGCGCCGGAGGCGAGCGAGGCGACAGCGAGGCGCGCGGGGTACTCGCGCCCGTACATGAAGGGCCACTTGGTGATGCCCCGGATGAACGGCCACAGCGCCAGCCAGCGGGTCATCACCTCCTTCTCGTAGGGGGTCAGCGTGTCGAAGTCGATCAGGTCCTCCTTCGTCCGCTGCGCCACGATGTCGCGCACCTCGGCGAGGTCGGGGTCCTCGATCAGGCGACGCAGGTCGGAGGCGGTGGTGAAGCCGTACTTCCCGGCGTGGTTGAGCCAGGCCGCCTCGCGGATCGGCACGTCGGCCCAGCGCCCGAGCATCTCGCCCATCTGCCCCGACTGCTTCGTCAGCTGCCGCTCGACCCGCTGCATCCCGGTCTGCGGGCGGACGTTGAACTCGGGCAGCGCCGTCGCCTGGATCGTCCCCACCTGCTCGCGGATCATGTGCCGCAGCTGCGGGTCGTCCTTGGTGATGCGCGCGACGTCGCGCTTGACGAGCTTCGTGAACGCGGCCGGGTTGGTCATCGCCACCATCACCGCGTTCTGCGTGAAGTTGACGGGGATGTAGCGCCAGGGGCGCACGTAGATCGAGGCGATCCGGAAGAGCGCGTTGACGACGCCGACGGTGGCCATCGCGTTGCCGCGCGGGGCCGAGGAGAAGACGTCGCCGAGCCGGTTGCGCGCGATCCTGCGCGGCACCACACGCACGTTCGCCTCGTCCTCGACCCAGGCCGGGCGGGACTTGTCCTTGTTCGGATCCCAGAACATCTCGTCCTGCATCCCGTCGACGTCGTTGATCTCGTCCACCTCGTCGGCCAGCTGCCGGGCGGAGAGGTCGCGGAAGTCCCGCTCGGAGAGGCGGTTCGCGGCCTGCGTCGCCGCGTGCATCTTCTCCGGGGTGACGTCCGGGTTGCGGACGTAGACCATGTCCTTCATGGTCGGCTTCCCCCGCTCGATCGGGTCGCCGACCTTGTAGAGGTCGGAGCGGGCGCGGATCGTCTCCAGCAGGCGCAGCCGGGCGCGCAGGATGTAGGTGACCACGGCCGGGTCGTTCAGCACCTCGCCGGTCTGCATCCGGATCAGCCGGTTGCGGTTGCGGTTGATCGACTTGGCGGTGACGCGCGGGGTGCCGACGACGTCGGCGGTGGCGGCCATCCGCACCGGGTCTGCGGGCGGCGCGCCGATCGACTCCCACATCGACATGTGCGGGAAGTAGCCCTTCGCCTCCTCGTCGTTGTCCATCAGCCCGCGCCTGCGGAAGTCCTCGGCGACGGCGTTCTTGCGCACGCTCAGGCCCTCCAGGATCGCGGCCGTCTGCTCGGGCGTCTTGCCGCGCGTGAGGATGTGCGCTCCCGCCTCCTCCGCCTGCGTCGCAAGCTCGGCGAGCGCGTTGACCGCCTCGTCCATCTGGTCGACGTCGCCGGAGTCGAGCGCCTTCTGCAGGTCGGCGATGTCGGC